TTAAAACTCTAAAATAATTGTAATGATCAGTATCGATGAAATAACGCGTATAGCTGAAAAAAGAAACCGGTTAAAAAAGGAAACGTATACTAAGATTTACGAACAAATATCTAAAAAGATACGCCAATCCGTTGATTTGGGACACAAGTACCTTTTTTGTCAGATACCATCCTTTGTTATGGGGTATCCACATTTTAACAGGGTAAAGGCTACTGAATATATAAAGCGACAATTTGAAATAGGTGGTTTTACTGTTCAAACTATAGGTGAATTTGAATTGTGTATTTCGTGGCGCCCAAACAAAAAATCAAACAAACACCACACTGAATCAGAAGAAGAGGAAGATTTTCCTTCATTTGTTAATCTTAAAAAAGCTGCAAATAAATACAGGACAGCGCGATAATTGGTTCATAAAAAAATTCCCCTTTATCATAAATGGATAACCTTAACATACTCGTAGAAGCTAAAAGAGAATATCTCGGTCAGCTATGCATTCTCATGTGCCCGGTTATGATAGAGACGTTTGAAGAAATGTATGAAGAAGCATACAAATTATCTAAGGGGAGAAAGGTTCTTGTAATGTACCAAAAACTTCTCAAGGAAGTACCCAACTGGAGTGATGCCATGTCTAAACAACACTCGGATAACATTGCGAATAGATGCGCGTGGTTTAATGATTTACTCGCAGCAGTTTTTGTAAGTTGTGTAAAAATATTATCAGCTGTTCGATTAAGCAAAGATAATAAAAAAATATCACTTAAACTTCCTACAAATGAAGTGTTTATTCAGATGTGTCATAACAAAGCCGCAGAATCCTTATACAATGATCCGTATATATATCACGAAGAACAAAACGAACATTCGAGAAACGACAAACTTTTTGAACGATTTTCGGTATGTATAGAAAATGCTGTAAAAGAACTCATCCCTGTTCAACAAATTTTACAGACTTATATGTCTCAAACACAAGAAGGGCAAGATTTGGATTTGGGTGATGCCGAAGTGGGTGATTCTGAAGATCCAGAACTTCTGGAAGGTAATCAAGAAGAAGTTGCGAGTGAACCATTTGAAAGCGAAACTCAAAACGAAATACCAATGGAAGGTGTCCAATCAGAAGAAATGGGTATGGGTATGGAAACGGATATGAATATGGGTGAACAACAAGAACAACCCATGCAAATGTCCGATGACGAAGAAGACATGGAAACAAACACAAATCAACCACCATCTTCTTTTTACAATAACGAATTCAAAACTATAAACACTAACGACAGACAACAGGTACAAAATCGCGACGAAGGTGTTTTATTTCCAGACGCACCCGATGCTCATAGAAAAAAACCTCAATTATATTAAATGGAGTTCGAAGACTATTTAAGAGACCCAGCATGGGCCGGAATAATTGCTGGTTTTATCACAGCAGGATATATACATTTTAAAGCAAAATTAAATAACGAAGGTAAGCTCGCCATGAGTGCATACACAAAACCAGCTGCACTTGTCGCAATATTAGTTTTTTTGATAGTATCTAACGGTTTGGGTAAGAAAGAGACTATATCATCTGAACCATTTTAAATATAACTTAAAGATAGTATTAGTATACTTATTACAAAAATGACGTCAGTAACAGCTTTCAATGAAATGATGGGTCAGTTCATCGATGAATTACAACAGACTTTCCCAGAAGAGAAAGGATTAAAAAAATGTAGATCTGCATTTGATCTTATGAAAGATACCAATCCAAGATTAGTCGTCGATGGTTTCATGTCCAATGTAATGCCGTATGCGGATAAAATTTCGTCGAAAGATGAAACATTTTTTATCAACGAATCTAAAAATCTCGATTTTATGAAAGGTGTTAACTTGAAAGAACATTGGGGAGGGTGTTCTGAAAACACAAAAAACGCTATCTGGCAGTATGTACAAACCCTATATATGCTCGGTACAACTATTAAAACTATACCAGCCGACACACTTAACATGATTGAAAAAGTTGCTAAGCAATGTGCTGATAATATGGGTGACGATGCCAATAGTATGGACGAAGCTCAACTTATGAAAACAATGCAAGGTATGCTCGGTGGAATGTTAGGTAACGGTAAAAAATAAACTCCTATTATATAAATGACATCGTGGTTCGACGATCCCAAACAACTCATTCGTACAGATAAAGTTTTAAATTTTTGGCCATCCAGTACACAATCATCAGAAGAACGTGTAAATTCGGCAGCACGTTTTATAATTTATGCAACTTGTATAATATATTTAATAAAAAGAGATGTGCGTATATTTGTTATAGGCGCCACTGCACTAGGTGTACTTTACATAATGGAAAAATCTAATATGGTTAAGGAATCCCTTAACAGAACAAACCAACCAGAATACAAATATGGACAGTGTCAAATGCCAACAAAAGATAATCCCATGGGAAATGTTCTCATGTCGGATTTTGGAGACAGACCAGATAGACCATCATCTTGTTATTATCCAACAGTACAAACAAGTGTTAATAACTTAGTAACCGACGGTGTTAAATATGGACCAGCTCGATCGAGATCTTCAGCACCAGAACATCACAGAAATGCCATGTCTAGACAATTTGTATCTGTTCCAGACGTTGCGTTAACAGCAGACTCTCACTATGAGTTCATACACGGTAAGAGAGAACAAACGTGTAGACAAAACCCACGCATGTGTAATCCAGATGCAAGAGGTGTACAACTCGAAGCATTCAGAGGTTTAGATCCAGATGGAGATTCCCGTGTCCATGGAAGTAGAGCACCGGCTAGCTTTTCTCCTTAAAAATTGTTTTTTTACTTATTAGTAGATACTCGATTTGCTTAAACAAAATCTTTTGTAATAGTAAATGGCGTACCAACTCCAACCAGGATTGAAAATAGTCGAAGACAAAGCTATTCCAAATACATGTGCGACTGAAGAGGTTTTTTTATACCCCCAGCCCAGTACACTAAACTATGGTTCATCGAGACCAAATACCATGTTATACGGAACTGCCCCATACATGGCAGGTAAGGGATCCCCAGCCCAATATATAGAGACAAGTGACACACTTCGTCCACAATCAACGACGAGATTCAATAAGGTTTTAGCAAAGACTTACGAAAAAAATTTTCATCCACTTCAACATGTCGAGTGTAAAGTTCCACTCCGAACTCAAAGTTACGAACCCGCGAGTACACGTGCTGATGTACAAAATGGTATGTTCGGTAAAAGGTACATGAATAAAAATGTTAATAAGAAATAAGAATGGCTGACCCATTATCGATTTTTGCTATTGCAGGATTAGTTTATGCAGGTCGTAAACTCAGTAAAAGTTCAGACGAACAATATACTCTTCAAGCTGCTCAAATAGCAGACCAAGTCGACGTTAGACCAGAATCTAATAGAAATTTAACTATAGACGATGATTTTTTGGGACAAACTTCACCCCTTGTTGAATCAGAATATATGTCTAAAACTGAAGTTTCATCGTTTGGTGATATATCTCAACAAGGTAGATCATCGGGTGGTGAAGTCTTAGAAATGAGAAATAGAATGTATGATGGAGGAATTATGAATAACCTTTCACCAATTGAAAGAACAAATGTAGGTCCAGCCCTTGGTGTTGGTCCAGATGTACCCGCTATAGGTGGACATCACCAACTTTTACGTATTAACCCAGAAAATGTTGGTGCGTATAGATTAACAACTTTACCAGGGAGAAGTGGTCCCGCCTTTGACGGTAAAGGTGGTCGAAGAGGTATTGCTGGAGAATTAGGTCATAACAGACCTGAGAAAACTGCGTATCTCCCAGATCGTCTTCCAAATACGGGTGGTAGAGCACAGGGATTTTCCGGTAGAACAGTGCGAAATGAACATGAAAGAACAAAAAGAACAACAAACAGATCAGAAACTGGTTCTAGAACAGATACACTTTCTACAGCATCAGCAAAAAGAACAGTTTCGGCACTTACTAGAGCTGCTGAACCAACTAGAAACAAAAAGGATGGTAACATGGAAGCTTACCAATACCAAAATAACCCAGCACCAGGTATTCATAAATTCAGCCACGGTTACTTGAATTCGCCAGGTTCTAAAATCGGTGAAAAGCGTGTATATGGGGATGCATACACATCGAGTGAACTTGGTAAATACGGATTTAGACCAGACGATAGAAGAGGTAAAGCGGGTCGCGCAGCTGGTCCAGGTCGTATGAATGTTCGTGCCGATCCACTTAACCAAGGTGGTATGGTGACGAGCGTTCGTTCTGATACGACACGTATAGATGGTCGTGTAAACTCAGCAGACGGTGGATGGACACAACATTACAAAAACAATGATTATCATCAATTCAATGCTTATAAAGGTAATTTTAACCCTAACAGTACCCAGGATGGTTTGGGTGTTGCTAAAAGACAACTCCAAAATAACCCACTCTCGCATAGCCTCTGTTAAATAAAAATGAAAACATCAAGTTAAACATTCATTAAAATAATACTCCGTTATTTTAATGAAGGTACATACCTTAGATATAGATAGTGGAGAACGTGATCCTGTATCTTATCCTAATCCAAGTGATTATATTGTTAATTTAAAAACACCTATTTACAATGTTAGTAAAATATCATTAATATCAGCACGTATTCATAATAGTCAATATCTCATAAACGATAGAAACAATACATTCACTATTAATAGTTCATCTACTAATTATGATATAACGATACCAAATGGAAACTATGACGGTAAAGATTTAGCTTCGAATGTCGTTGTGAATTCAAATAGCATGTTATCTGGATCTACGTACGATAAAGATACGAATGCTATAACATTTGAAGGTCCAAATCAGTTCAGTTTTGATTTTTATAACGGTAAAAACGGATATAAATCAACCGTGAGTGGTAAAACAACACCACACGATGTATTAGGTCTAACTGCAAGTAACGTATTTTCTACATCCACTTCTCCTTATAAAATGGAAACTGGTAGCGTTAATTTACAAGGTGCAGATGCTATTATAGTCAAATTGAGTAGTGGTTCTGACGATTTTAATAAATCTATATTTTCAGATTTACCTTTTTACACTGGTCGAATACTTTTGTGTGGTGATGTTATAAATTATTCGGGTGTAGACGATGCTGTAGAACACAATTTTGATTCGGGTAAACATAAAACGATATCGAAGTTACGTGTTCAATTTTATTATAGTAGTAATAATCGTTTAATACCTTATAATTTTAGAAATGCAAATCATATATTAAAACTTGCAGTTACGTGTTCGACTGATAAATTTGTTAATATACCTAGATTATCTAATGAAGAAACCGATGAAGAAATTATATCCGAGACTTTAAAAACACCTATGAATATCCTCGAAAAAGAAGAAGAGGATAGTCATAAATGGGATGCATTTATATCTATATTTTTATTAGTTTCTATGGCAATATTTTTATTACTTGTTATTAAAAAACCCCAAAAAGTTACTTCGTAATAGCGAAGACTGGTTGTTGTGGTCTTTGTACCTTAGAAGACACCCTGGACACCGCCAAGTAGACGAAGATGGACAAGAGAGTGGTGAACAAGGCAGTGAGCGTGTAGTTCATACCTCCGTTCTTGTTAACTTTGACAACTTGGTTGACGACCCATCTCACCAAGTCGACCCACGAAAGGGCGGCGGCAAATGAGAAGCCAGCAACGATAGCGTTGAGGGATTGACCTTCGAGTTCACGGGCGATGAGCATAGCAGTTTCTTGGGCAGACATTTTTTATACTATAAATGTAGATTTTATTCTGGGAACAAAGTATCCTCGAATAAAATTTTTTTATACTTTTTAGTGTTTTTTAAATACCCTTTAAGCATTTTAGGTTTACTTCCTCCTGAAGAAGACGATTCAGTTTCGGATTCAGTTTCGGATTCAGTTTCAGTATCGGATTCACTTTCACTTTCACTTTCATCTGAGCTATCACAAGATATTTTGAAAAATGATGATTCGATATTAGATCCCTCTGGATTAGAGGTGTTCATTACTATCTATAGCATTTTTTAACATCTGTTCTGTCGGGTTTTTCGGCACCCATTCTTTCCAACTATCATACGCCATGTTTATTTTAACAAACTTGTATTCTCTACCTGAATACCTTGTAAATTCAATATCTTCTTCCTCTTCATCTATAATTTCAAGTTCATCTTCACTATCCGTATCTTCTTCGTATATTTCTGGGAAAATAGACCCTGTTTTTTTACCGACCTGGTTCATAGCACAGTACTTCATAGCGTATTCCATATCTTTACCAAGAAGTATATCTCTACCACACGCTTTTGCGTACCCTGCTGCAAGTACCATTGCCTGTTCTAAAACTGGTTGTATAATATTTAATGCTGAACCCTGTATTTGTTCTTGTATAAGTAGACTTGCATCATTTTCTTGTTGAAGTGTCATTTTAATAGAGTAAATTTGCAATACCGTTCTCCACTTGGAGTATATTATAACTTTGTGCCAAAACTCTAAGTTCTCTTTCAGCCTTATTATCCGGTGTTGTTGTAATTTTTAGTATCTGGTCTTTAATTAAACTGAAATTAACTTGTCCTGTTGGGTACCATCTTTCGGGTTCTAAAGCAAAACTATACGAATAGTACCTTCTAAATAGTTGTGTTCTTGTATGATGTATACCGCTTTGAACCGCGCGTAAATTAATAACTTCACCAGCCGCTCCACTAATAACATCGGTATCGTCTAATGTTAAAGAAAGTTTTTGTAAATTCTCATAGTTCGTATATTCGTTAGTGGTATTAAATACTTGAAAAAGGGAATCGTAATCAAAATTGGTAACAAAATGAGGATTCTCTGAATAAAGATTTTCTTTTCTAAGTCTTTGAATTATAAAAAAAAGTTCCTTTACGGGATGTTTAAAATTAAGTCTATGTGTTGTATTTACCACGCTGTTAAGATTTGCATCTTTGGGTATTATATCCTTAACTTCTTGAATTTGTGTGATTGCGTAATTTGTTTTTTTAGATTTTATCTTATCCTTTTCATCTTGTACTAACGATACCATTTCGGTCGTTATTTTCGTTCCTTTTATTAGACCTTTTGTTTGTACATAGTCACTTAAATAATAAATTGAATTATTTGCAGGGTTGGCTGTATCGAACCCAAAAATACAATCTTTTAGATCTCTAAGTTTAATAACAATTTCAATTTCCTGTTTATCTATCGCAAATACAGGAATGGCAAGTTCGGGATTATTATAAAAGTAAAAAGGAATATCGACGAAAAATTTCTGGTTAGATGTAGCGAGTCCTAGATATCCTGCTATACTTTTATTGGAAACGGGTGTACCTGACAGTTCTCCCGGGGGCTTTCCAATAAGTTTAGCGAGGTTTTCTTGTTTTGTATGGGATATGTAATTATCGAAATAAATCGCTAAAAAATCGCTCGGTATTCTTTGAATTGTTTTACCACCAATTAGTATTTCGGCATACTCTATAATAGCGTGTCCTATAGATTCGACGTATCCTATACCTCCGATACCAGCTACTAAATTCTGTTGTATACTCGATAACTCAAATTTAAAACTCACTGTTTTAAGAAGATCACCTTGATCTTGTGGTATAGTACACCTTATAGTGTTACCAAATTCCACTTCACCTTCCACGTCTAAATCTGTAAAAAAAGGTGCAAAATTAGTATGTTTTTGAAAATTTTTTACGAAGTATGTGTATTCTGGATCATCCGTAAAAAAGGCGTCCTGTGGACCAGATATTTCTAATTGAACACGACCAGCCATTACTAGTATAACTCACTAAAATTTTAAACCACCAAGTCCGCTCTCTATTCTTAACACGTTATAGTTTACTCCATACACATACACTTTGTGACCAAAACTAGAGTCCGGTGTATCGAGTTCCATTTCTATTAAATTGTGTGCTATTCTACTCATATTAACTTGACCGGTCGGGTAATACGTTTCGGGTTTCATTGAAAAACTATACACACCAAAATTACCGTTCGTTATCCCTGTGTAATATTTCAATGGTTGTTCGTAACACAACATTAAAGTATCTGCGTCGATGATTGTATTATTATTAAATTTCATGGTAACTTGTTTTATTGTTTCGTATTTATGTACATCATCACTTATCGCTACAAAAAACATTTCCTTTACCGGGTGTTTAAAATTTAACATACCCGATTTTTTAGATACACCTGGATTAAACTTAAACTGTGACATTTGAATTTGTGATATAACGTATTCGATTGGTCGCGTTTGTAAGAATCTTTTTTCATTCTCGGTTATGAAAAAGAAATCAGAAACCAGTGATACTTTTTTGATCAACGATGAAACATTTGGGGGTGGATCTGATATTGCATTGATAGACCTTGTATATGTTACAATAACGTCTTCCAGTTTTTTAAATTTTATTTCGACTTGAACTTGTTGTTTACTTAGTGCACATACAGGTATTGCTAAACTTGGGTGCCTTAAAAAGTAAAAGGGTAATAAAATATTATAATCCCAATCGTATGATACGTTTATATAATCTCCGTGTCCGGCTAGGAAGTAAAGGGTTTGTTTTATATCATCTTCGTTACTGTGTATATTGTTATACATGTATATGTAATCTCCAGTCAAACGCTGTATAGTTTGACCACCGATACGTAAATCAGCGTATTCTATTATTTGAGCACCTATAGATTCTCTATAACTTACTATTTTAATGTCTATTTGACCACCCATACCGGAGTGTGAAGAACAGTAATAGTATAAAGTTGATGGCGTACTCGAACTATATGTTGGTGTAAAAGTAACCGTAGCTGTACCCGGGTTCGTAACACCAGTTGTGTAATCGGAATAACTGGGTGAATCCGTTGTAGAAAATCTAAACGGGTGTGTTGGATGACTTGCATTGTTGAAGGTATACGTCGTACCTTCGTAAAGTGTGAGTGTCGCCTGTTGAACACCGTCTATAAAGTATTTACCACCTGATTCTGAAACTGTAAACGTTTTATCCGGTGCCGTTGGTCTAGGTAAAGTAAATTTAAGCATCATACTTCTAATAAGATCTCCCTTATTCATTGGTATATTAGACTCAACGGAGCTATCGAAATTAGGATCACCATTGAATGGTGTTTCTATGGCTTCTATTGAAAATTTTGTGTGTCGTTTAAAATTCATCAGGAAATATGAAAATTCAGGTTCACCAGTAAGCCATTGGTCCTGGATACCAGTGACAGCAAGGTTCAATTTACCAGCCATTCTTACTTTATGTGAGTAAAATTTTATAAATTAAAACGAGGCGTTATGATAGATGAATCTTCAATTGAGAAAGTTCAGACCTGAAAGCATGGCTGATGATAAAGTATGTGTTTTTATAGGTAAACGTAATACTGGTAAATCTACACTCGTAACTGATATTTTGTATCACAAAAAGCATTTACCAGCAGGAATAGTTTTATCTGCTACAGAGGAAGGTAATCATTATTATCAACAATATATACCCGATCTTTTCATATACGGTGATTACGATAGAGAAGCTATCGAACGCGTTATGGATAGACAGAAAAAGCTTGTTGGTGCCGGTAAGTCAAACTGTGGTGCATTTCTTCTTTTAGATGATTGTATGTATGATTCCAAATTCATGAAAGATACCTGTATCAGACAATGTTTTATGAATGGTCGTCACTGGAAGATATTTTTCATGTTAACCATGCAATATTGTATGGATCTTCCTCCAGCTCTCAGAGCAAATGTTGATTACATTTTTATACTGCGTGAAAATATAATTCAAAATCGAGAGAAATTGTATAAATCATTCTTTGGTATTTTTCCAACGTTTGAAATGTTTAATAAAGTCATGGATTCGTGTACAGAAAACTACGAGTGTTTAGTTTTAGATAATACGTCTAAGAGTAATAGAATAGAAGATTGTGTTTTTTGGTATAAAGCAACACTTCGTAAGAATTTTAAAGTGGGTGCACCTCAATATTGGCAAACCCACAAAAAGATGTTTAATCCTAGACACGGTAATATGAAATTGGGTGATCGTAACACAGTTAAAAAAACGACAGCATTAAAAGTTATTAAGAAGAAATGAATAGTTTACGAATTTTATCGAAACAATTATTACATAAAAAAATTATTACACCATTAGTTTATCCAGTATATAATGAAATTACACCAGGTGGTGGTGAAAGTGATGAAGGATACCGTATATTGGTTGATATTTGTCATAGTACAAAAACCATATACGTAGATGAAGACATGTGTGACTACGATAAGTTAAACGATTTACCACGAATTATAAAAACGTTTGGGTGTTTATACCCTAAATACAAACTAATCAGTTAATTATTTTAAATTGTTACATTAAATGATAAGTGTTATCATATTAAATTGGAAACGTCCCGATAATATAATAAACGATATATTACCAAAAATTGTTAATTACAAACTAGTTTCAGAAGTTATCGTATCTCACGGTAACAGTAAAACATACTTTGAAACACCAGAACTAAAAATTGTTAAACATTATCGAGATGAAAATATAAACAGAAATTTAGGTGTCGCTTTACGATTTTCTAGGTCGTGCGATGCAAAAAACGATTGTATTTTAATAATTGATGACGATATGTTACCGTCAGAAAATTACGTTAACAAAATGTACAAAGAGTATAAAAAGAATCCTAATGTGGTTATAGGTTCACAAAACAGATACGTTTCCGAAACCAAAGGGTATTCAAATAAAAAGTTTTTAATGGGCGATCAACAAATTGTATTAACTCAAATTTTAATGACAAACAAATCGATATGTAAAGATTTCATGAACGAAAAACATAAGATGAATGACTTCGCCTTGAAAGCTAAACCAGTGTGGAACGGCGAAGATATATTATTAAATTTAATTTACATTAAAAATTATAACAAAACCCCAATTTATTTGAAACCAACCAATGGTGATGTAAAGAAATTAAAGACCAATAACGCTATAAGCAGTGATACAGGACATTATAAATATAGAAGAGATTTTTCTAAAGCAGCTTTAGAAAGATACGGTATTAATACTAATTATAATTATATAAAATTATTAGTTTTACTAATTTTAATATTTTTATTGATAGTTTACATAATCAGATAGGTAAATAATCAGGCTAACGCGTAAACGTAAAAAACCAAAAAACTTTGCACATATAAATGACAACTGACGTGAGTACTTTAAATCTTTCTGAGAATAGTGATGGTATGGTAGCATTAAATAATAACATGTCTACGAATTTCATAGAAAAAGGACAACAACCTATTATAGAACCGCCGAATATTGTATCGGAAAAAAATATTGATTTTAAACAAAGTACTATGGACTCTACTCCAATTCAAGATGTTATGCAAGCAGAATCACCCCTCGAACCACCAATGATGGCAGTTGACCCACGAATGACACAGGCGCAAGCGCAATCACCAATGATGGGTCTTCAACAACCAACCGAGTCTAGACAAAAAAATTCTAGTCAAAACCCATTTAATTTAACTGATGACCAGTTTCAAGCTCTCGTGGTCGCTGTTTGTACTGCGATAGCGATTAGTAAGCCAGTTCAAGAAAAACTCGCAAATTTCGTACCACAATTTCTTAACGACCAAGGGAACCGAAGTGCCGTTGGTTTGGCTTCGACTGGTGCAGTCGCCGCCATAGCATTCTTTTTGTATAAAAGATACGCTTAATTGGAATTAAAGTGGGAATACATTTTATCACCACCAAACAAAAAATAAGAAATTATAAACCCAATGGTTAATCCCAATGCTCGAAGTCCAATAACAGTCACTGTACTCCGTGTATTTTTACCGAACCTAACAAAATCTTCTTTTATATTTTCGTTCGTTTCTGTAATTAAGAGTGTAAAAGCTAAACTTATTATAGTCGATATCAAAAGGAAAGGCATATCAAGGGAAAGACGTCCCCATACTTTACCACCTCTTGGCATCATACCCAAAACATTAGGTATAATAAGCAATAAAAAGATCACATTAGACCAATATTCACTCGCGAGTAGTGGTATACTCGATAAAGATAAAATTCCATTCCATAATAAAATAGCTTTTGCTAAATCAATTTTTGTCGCTGACATTATTACATTTACCTTAGATTATTTATCCTGGACGTGTTTACCACAAAATTTAGTTTTGTTTGGTATTTCTTTATAGATTCCGAGTTGGACGCACATATCTCTCAATTTTTTGAAATTTGTCCAATAATCTTTACTATGTGAATACTCGTCGACCGTTGAGTGTGCGAGTTCGTGTATTAAAACGTGAAATATTTCGTTCGTATCACCGTCTAAGCATAAACCAATTTCATTACCTTTATTCGTGTTATACCCAATGTGTCCATTTGTCCTGTGATACATTGTTATTGGTACTTCGTCTCGTAAAACTTTAAACTCACTGTGTCCAGTTGTTTGTATATGTCCCCTGAGAATTCTATATTTTTCCCGTATTTCTTTTACCTTTTCGTTTTGTTTCGTACCCATGTATATATACACGTTTATGATAAGTAGAAGTATAGCGAGTATCATCTTATCATAAACATATATAAAAAATCAAATTGAAAAAAAAGTAGAAATAATACGTAAATTTATTGATTTTTTAATGAAACCCGAACCACGACCCAATATATTAAAACTAATAAAAAGTAATTATTTCTTATACACAAACCTAAATTTACTATACAAATCCGAAACCGGGTTCCCTTTAAGATCTTCCCACAGTGTTAAAGTAAACCCCAAATTTTCCATTCGCGTGAATAACATATCTTTATGTGCGATGGGTTCGACTTTTGGTCCGTCGGCATAATACGGTGTATCGGCTAAATGGACATATAACTTTTCCCCAAAGTTTCCCGAACTTGTATGTTTCATTAGAAAATAGTTTCCTAATTCGTCTTTTACAGGTGTGTTCATGATAATCTTGTCGGAATTCGGTATGATCCCTATGAATTGACCACCGGGTTTAAGTCTATTTTTAATTGCTAATAAAGATGTCTCGAACAACTTGGGTGATTCGAATATATAGTGTAACGCAAAGTTATAACATACGACGTCGTATTTCCTTTGTGGACACGCAAATATATCACCTTCGTAAAAATTGACGCGTATTTTCATGTTCTTTGCACGCGACTTAGCCTCCTTAAGTGAGTCTGGGTTTGGTTCACACATGCTTATATTTGCACCGGCATGTTTCCACTTTTGGAGATCACCACCGAATCCACATCCTACATCCAAAATACTGTCGCCTTCGCGGGTAGCCGATTGGATGAGGAGACGCTTAGACTCGTTATGGTACTTGCGTATCTCCTCCATTTATTTAACTTAATTTTTTCTTTTTAAATGGTTTACTAAGGTAAAAATCTCAGACTATATAAATGTCATCTAATTCCAATTCCAATTATTCCCCTCGTCCAGATTGGCGAACCGAACGAAACTTGTTACAAAATTTTAACCAAGTTTCCAATAAAAAATTGAAAACAATATCTTTAGCAAACGCGTTAAAGCAGATGAAAATGGAGAATGATAAGTCTAAAAAAGTACGAAAACAACTAAAATTTAATTCCAATTCCAAACCCAGTCCCAAAAAACTCACTCGTGAAGAGACCAATAAAAAATTGAAAAAATTGAGAATGAACGCGGCGTTGAAGCGACTTGAACAATACAAGAAGAAAAAAGAAATGGAAAAATCAAAACCCAAAAAATAATCACATATTATAGAAATGGTAAGTAATATACTACAGAAAAAAGAGAAAAACTCTAAAGAAAAACAAAATTTACTTAATAAGATTGAGAAAGAAATTAAAAATATAGAAAAAATTAAGTTAAAACTTGAAAAACTTCTAACCGAATATCAACAACAGTATGAATATATTTTAGTGATTAAGATGTTTAAGAATAAAATACCTCAAAAAAACAGAAATAAGATTAACGGTGATGAAAAAAAAATAGTAAAAAAGATTAATAATACTTTAAAAGAAATTAAATATTTATTAGAAAATTTATTAAAGTTAACTGATCTTAAACGTAATATTATGAAAAACATGAACAAACCATTCCAAAATTTTATCTCGGTTCATTTTAGAAATACAAGTATAAATGGAAATCGAAGATAAAAAGTGTGATAATACTCAACCCGTCGCAAATTGGAAGTGTATATGGTTTACGTTAGCATTATCAGGTGGTTACTGGTTTTTGCCTCATAGAAATAAGTGGGTCCTTCTAGTACTCTTATATGTACCTTATGTGGCACTCGCCTACTACGATCACTGGTTCCTTTGTGAAAGAAACCTCGGTCCAACATACCTCGCCATGTTTTACCATTGGATAAAACCTCAAGATTCAGAACAGATCATCAAGTATAAGAATTGGTGTCCTGAAATTAAGAATAAAGTCCTTTTCATAGACACTGTTATAGTACTCGGTGGTTTAGCCGCTTTACCATCGTTTCTTAAATGGAAACCTTAAACTAATGTAAATCCAATATCCCTTGGTATTATTTTTTCACCAACATTCCAATTATATAAATAATAATTATTTATACCCGTACCTTTCATAAATCTATTCAAAACGAGTTCTTCTTCGCTTACACTTATATCTGTACAATTGTAAACGTCGAAACCTCTATTGCGTGCCATTATTATCGCATCTTTCAAACAGTTTCCTACGTTATAAAACGTGTACGCCTGTTTTACTACAGTCCCAGATTCTAAGTGTACGTAAGGTATACTATAAAAAGAAAGAAACTGATCGGTAGTATCGCTTATATAGGAATACATAACATCTTTACGTGGTAATAACCATGTTTCAACATATTTTTCATCGATTTCAATATACAATTTAAATTTAAGAAGGTATTTTTGTAACATTTTTGTAACGCGTGGGATATCTTCTTTCGTCATTTCCCTAAACCTTGATGATCCTAATACTAAATTTGGTATTTCGCGTGCTTTTGAAAACCCTATTGAATTTAGTTTTTTTACGTTTATAAGTCTGTGCCAATACCGTACTTCTGTTAGTGGTGGAGATACGCGTTTAACTATGGTGTATATAGCTTGTCTAATGTTATATTCTCGAGCACGACGCGATATTTCGTTTATGAGTAAAGGTCCAAATCCTTTTGACCGCGAATCATTATCTACACATAAAAAGTTTATCTGAATCATTTTTAATGACGTTCCGTTTACATTTACGGTTGAAGGAACACCTGTAATACACCCGTGCATGATTTTAGTTTCGGTATTACGTATAGATATTATGAATTTTTCATCAGTTGCCAATTTTAATAATCCAAGTGGATAATCGAAAGCATAATGTGAATCTCGTATGTAATATTTTTTAAGAAACATACACAATTCTTCTAAATAACACGAATCCCACTCATACCCTTCTGGTAACGCGTTTTTTTCAAGTTTAAGGTTCTCTGATGAATCTATTTCCCCCTCCACCGTTTCTATTACTTCTTCACGTGTCACAGGTTGTTTTTTCCAATACATTCTTTACAATTTCATATACTTAAAGTTTTAAGTTCATGTAAGTATATATAAACAATGTCTCTTGAACAAGATTACACAACCGTACCAGGTCAACTTTATGCCTGCCTTTCTGTAGTAGGACCAGAAGCACCACAAAAGAATGATAAGTTTGGAATTAAAATTAGGGGTGCTTTTAATACGCGTGATGAAGCTGCTTCTCATGCTAAACGTCTTCAAAAGGAAGACGCAACTTTTGATATTTATGTTGTCGATATGTATAAATGGCTATTGATTCCACCTGACCCGGCGAAAATTGAAGATGTACATTACACGGATGAAAAGCTCGAGGAACTCATAACCGGGTACAAAGAGAATCAAGCTCAAGCCGCCGCCATGTTTTCACAACGTAAAGCGGATATGATGTCTGTCAAGGCTCCGGGAACTGATACATACTTTAAAGGCGGAGACGAGAATTCCAAGTTTTATACCAAACCCGATGAATCTCCCGTGAGTCACCCCGGTGAAGTTTTGGAACGCCTTCAAAAAGAAAAACCAGATGCTGATATGGAAGATTTGGTTAAGGAAGCTGATGATATTGTTGCTAAAGAAATGGAAATGATCAGAGTTAAGCGCGAGGCTGAACTCAAGGAAAAAATTGAGAAAGAAGAAATGGAAATGAAAGAAGAAGCTACGAAAGTCGCTATTGAAAATTCAACGGAAGGTCAGGTCAAAGAAACTGAGGATGACGGTGAAGAGGAAGTAACGTCTGATGATAAAGAAAATGAACAGGCGTAAATTAATTTTGTTATTTAAATGTAAGTATGTTGAGTATTATATTGAATATAATCACCATTCTTATTTTGATATTTGTATTAACTTTATTTTTGAGATTGTATAATAATCAAAAAAATAAATTAGAAAAAACATCGAGTGATTCTAAAGCGACATACGACGAAGTAACTGCGTCTGAAGTTATGAAAAATACATTTGATGATCCACTAGTTACGAGTAGATCTTATTTTACTGAATCATCATATGGTGAAATCGGTGAATTTGTGGGTCAACAAACCCCATCGACTGTATATTGGATAGGTGGTAAAAATTTATCCAGGTCTTAAAATAACAGGTTGCATAGTCTTACCCATAAAAAATCCTAATAAAAATGCAACAAATATAATAACGTACCCTGTTTTATCTAAATTAGAAAATATATCCTGTTTTTCCGAGTGTATTAACTGTTGTGTATACATTGGCTGTTGTGGTTGAACATAGTATTGTTCATTATTTTCTGGTTCTTGTTCATGTAAGTCGTTATCCTTATTTAAAAACTCTTCTGGGTTATATTCAATAGGTGTTCCAACTTCGGCTTCCATTTATATAAATTGAATTCTTTTTTTTAAGCTCGATATTACTCATTATCTGAATATTCTTCATCATCAGAAGATTCTTCATCTTCATCATCAACAACAAATCCTTTCAAATTACCATTTTCATCTTCATCCGAATCACATTCAGAGTCTTCGTCGTCTGAACATATATCTTCGTCATCTGATTGAAGAAGATCAACGTCTGTATCATATTCATCGTCATTGAAATCGTCTTCTATTTCTTCAAATAATTCTAATCTTTCTGGTACTTTTGATAATCGTCCTGAGCGTGTTTTTCGAGTTATAGACATGCTTTAATTAGTATTAACATATTTCTTTTAAGTATTTTACTCATTATTATCAAAACTAACATTTTATAAAGATTGTAATATTTTATTGGTTAATATATGTTTAGGTGGTGATTTACATTTACATTTTTGTATAAGTAATTTATTTTCTATTTCAAAACTTACATTACTTATACATTTTTCACATGAATACGATGTTAAAACACTATATTTTTTAGTATTTTTAGTTTCTATATTTTTTATTTTAAGGTTTTTGTTTTTGAAAACGTTTTTGTTTATGAAAAGATTCAATAATTCAATAGTTTGTTCAAAACCATCGGGTTCTGTCTTTTTAACACTGTTTTTTGGTTTATATTTTTCAACTTTACCGTCCTTGTATAATATATTCGTAATTTTAGACGAGAGTTGGTGTCTTTTTCCGGTGAAATCTTTACAAAACCCAAAATGTCTCATTGTATCGGTAGTCGAAAAGCATTTTTGTGCTATAGTATCTCCTAATATATGAAACCATACGTGATTAGAATTATGGTTACACTTTTTATTTTCACAATAAAATGAATTCGTTGAAACGAGAAACTGGTTTTTATTTTCATAAATTTTTGTTACCCTCGATAAATTTTGACCCTCTAAATTTTTTCTTATAAATTCTTCTACAAGACTAATAGCTTCCTGATCCTTGAATTCGTTTTTTATTTGTGCGTTTGTAAAAGACCCTTCTGGTTGTTTCGAATATTTATTTTCTATTATGACGGGATCGTCTCTCTCTGTACGTAAAGTAGCCATGTTCATTATTTTAACATCTGCGACCTGACCATCTATAGTTTCGAGTAATTGAAACGGACCGTACCTGTATATAAATATTGGTTTGTATTCACTTTGTGTTACTTTTCCCGTGTAATTACATTCTACACACCCTTTACCGGAACACTCATCATGTTTTCCCTTTTTATGTGACCATGGCATCCGAAATCCACTTCCCTTGGCTTTTCTTTTTAAACTTCCGTAAACGGCTTCATCGATTATATCATTCCAATTTCTTGAACCGTAATACTCGTTCATTATTCGTACTAGAATTTCTCTTATTGCTAAAGCTGATGACTGATTTACGATAAAATCTGGCCAATTTATGTGAATACCCGTCTTAACTAGATGACCTACTTGTTTTGGTTGAGCTACGGAAATGAGTGCTTCTTTACCCCCCAATTTTTTAACTCTTTCGCATATTATTTTACAATAGTTTTCTAGTTCTGAAAATTCTATTTCATCTTCATCCTTGTAATCGATATCCACGAAAAAGTTATAATTTTCAGTTTTCTGTTCGACCACAAATATTTTTTCCCCTGAATTATAGGAATCTGTGTATTTAATATAGAAATCATTCAATCTATCAAATGGCACTGATAGGACACCTCCATCCATGAGCACATGTGATACATTGGTATTGTTCCAGAATCCCTGTTCTTTACACCATGTTTTAAACATGGTTTACTTACCAAGTAGTAGTTTTATTTTTTTATATTGATTTAATTAATCACTATCGTAGTGATGTCTCCAAATTGATTTTCTATACGATATTTCTGGATACTCTTCATGTTCTGATAAATTCTTTTTTAAAACAAGAAGTTCATAAACTTTATCTTCTTTGTGTAATTCTGCGTACCTATCTGCTTTTTCCTGCGTATAACCATGTCTTTCAACGAGAAGATGTGAAATTTGTGAGAGTATGTAAGCTTTGGACTTCATTATTTAATAGAGAAGGTTTTTCTATTGAGAGAAGTTATGCATGAATAAAACTCTGGGTTATTGAGAACATTTTTAACTATTCTATCCCATTGTTTTTTTGTATTGAATTCTGTTAATGTTTCAAAATTCATAAAATCATTTTCATCGTAAGTTCGTTTATATGGTTGTTTTTGTAATTTTTTAAGATTTGTTTTTTGTTTCTCATCATTGAATTTTTTGACAAGTTCGGTTTGTTGTTGCGGTGTATAATCTACGAAAAATATAAAGACATTGTATTCTAAATCAACGCCAGGACTTTCTTTAACTATGAATTTGAAATCTGAATACTGACCTTTTTTGAGAGAAATGACTCCTCTTGTTTCCTCTTCTAGTTCTCTCAAAGCACATCGTATTGGATTTACTATTTCTCTTCGCCTACACCCTCCGGTAACGAAAATCCAATCTTTGAATCGTCGGTCTCGGACAGTGAGAAACTTTGGTTTATCACCCGTAAACGTTACAGGTACAGCTATAGCCTTGTATTTCTTCATTGCTCATTAGCAAGTTATAATTATAGGAGATGATTATTCTGATGAATCTTCCTCAGAATCTTGATTTTCAAGGTTCTTTTCTTCGACTTGGGTCTGTAAAGCGTTTCGTTTTTCTGACTCTGGTTCTGTAAAAGGGGGTGATTTGGGCCTGGATAAAAATGAAACAAGTTTTCCATTAAATCCCTTTACACCTTCCATTTCTTCGTTGGTTTTCTTGAGTTCCTTGTACATATATGCAGTGGCTACAATACATACGATTACAGCTATTATTGTGACGATATCTCGATCAAAGGTAAACATTATATAATATTAAAATGTAGAGTGAATTTTTTAAGTATGTATAATCGCACCCATTTGAACACCGTTTTCTTTTGGGCAATCATACCCCATTTGAGCAAATTGAATCTCCTGGTAATGTCCCTCTTTACACTCAGAATTCTGAGTGGGTTCTTGTTTTTTAGAGTCGACGAGATGATTCAAAGTTCCGGACTTGGGATCGTAAGTAATTATAAATATAAAAGCTGTGATAAAAACTAGTTGCCAGAACATTTATATTAAGTGGCTATAAAAATTGAATTAGTTAGAGTACATCAAACCACCCATACCATTTTCGATACGGAGGATGTTGTAGTTCACGGCGTAGATAGTATTATCAAACGTCGAGTTATCGGAAACGAGTCTCGCGGAATCGAGTCTACTGAAGTTGAGCGAACCCGTTGGTTGGAGTTTAGCAGTGTCGAGACAGAATGGGACCAATAAGATGTTCTCAACAATATCCGCAGCCTGTGTATGGTAATACACTGGTACCGAGGTGTGGTGGGGAATGACTGGTTTCGCGTCAGAAACATCCGTACCATTAATTTGGAGCTTGATTTTATCGGATGCAGATTGACCGTTCACGGCGACCAAATATTTCATTGGATGATTGAAGCTGAGTTCCTGGACTTTATTGAGCGATGCAATTGCCTTTTGTGTTTGTGTGATAAGCATGTTTTGTGGTGCGTTGGAAAGTGCCGTGCGTTCATCTGTATCGAGGTGAAGAAATTGAGCATACACTTCGAGGTCTCCGACAATACTGGCATTATCGGCCCATGTAACTCTCAATTCAACATCGTGGTATTGGAGTGCGATCAATGGGATAGCGGATTGGACATTTTCGCAAAACGAAAATCTGAGTGGGTAGAATTTTTCCGCTGTATATTTAGCTTTCGAGTACGTTTGGTTCATAACTGTTGGTGCAAGAGAGGTGGAGAATGTGTAATCTTGTTCGTCGATGACTTGACCACCGATCAAAAGTTCAACCTTTGCGACATTTTCATTCCAATCCGTGACATCACCCGCTCTATTGGCGATATAGACGTAACCAAGCATGTCACCTTTTCTTTCGAATCGGATAGTTGACATACCAGATCGAGCTGGGTTGCCCTGGATAGTTTGTCTTTCGACAGTTTGGGCGAAGTTTGTGTGACGTTTGTAGTTGGACCTGAAAAAAGAAACTTCAGGTTGACCTACGAGATGCGCATCTTGGGCACCGATTGCAACGAGTTGGGCAATACCTCCAGACATATTTTATATTATACTAAGGTTTTTTATTTTTAAGCCCATATATAATATAAAAATGTGTTCTGATTTATTTAATTTACTAATTTTGTGTAAAAGATATTGAATTCATATATACATTACCTGCAACATTTGACAATGTCATGAGTCCGTGATCGTTTTGTGTTATAGTGAGGTCGCTGGTCTGAACGTACCAGTTTACATTTGTAAGATTTTTTGATATTTTTCTATCTGCACCTGATGCAAATATAGGTACGACTACCTGAGCACCATCTATAAGATTTGAATAGACGAGACTATTTAAATCACCTGCAAGTTGAACAAGTGGTGCTGTGCCGTAACTTTTATTTTTAGCATCTATAGTTATTGTATCTGTCGATGACATTGATGCGGTTATACCTGGATTTGTAAGTTGTATATTTTGTGATATTAAATTACCTGTAACATTTACATTTGAACCAATTTTAATACTATTTGTCGTAACAAACGCATTATCCGAGTTATAACTCGAATGTGGACCTGTAAACTGAATAACATTTGACGTAACATTTGCACCCGCGCCTGCACTCGCGACATCGTCTAAATTGAACGGTGATGCGGCGACGTGTAAAGCTCCTATTGTAATATTATCGGCTGAGACGTTACCTGAAACTGTAAGTACATTAGACCCGTACGTGTTTATTGTAAGATTTGCGGATGCCGCTGATGGACCAATTGCTACATTCGAACCTTCTTCGTGTATGTTATCTAATGTAGACCCACCTTGCCCTCCTGAATCGTAGATTTCACCCGTTGTTGTGTTGAACGATAAAACATTATTCGAAGGTGATGCATAAGCCGGGTCAAGTTTTACCGCGTTCGTTACTTTCAAAGATGCTACTGCACCTGCTGACGATTTAAGTAAAACATCACCAGCGTAATCAATTTGTTTCGTAGCTGCAATGTCAATATCACCCGCGGATGTTAAACCCGTGGTTGTGTTATTAAACGCGACTGTTTGTGTTGTTGTTGCCCCTCCATCTGTAATTGCTTGTAAAGTCGAAGAAACGTCGTCCCACGCTATTCCAGTCCCGGAACTTCGAAGAAACTTTTTAGATAAATTTGCGACACTAACGAAAAACCTCAATTCACTAATAACTACTGCAGTTTGACCAGTACCACCCCTTGCTTTTACAACTAAGGCTAAATATGTATAAGCACTCGCTCCCGATATAGAAACTGTATGTCCACTACCACCATTATAAGTAGCGTGTACAGTAGATGATAATAGACTTGTCCAACTTGTATCATCATTACTTCCCAATATTTCCCACGAATCTGGTGCCTGATTATCATAGCTTTGTCTCCCCGTAATGTTAACTGATGTTGGTGCAATTCCAGTCGAAAGTTGGAGTTTTATCCATTCACCGGATACACCGCCTAAACTTTTACTTCCCGTATAGGCACCCGAAGTACTATCGTAAACATTCTCATCAGAATGCCAAAAAGTGCTATGCCCCGGGGTAGTTTTATCAAACGCTCTCCATATTTCACCATATTGATTACTACTTGCAGTCGTTGTGTATGTCACTCCTGCAATGGTTTCACCTGAATTAGCTGCTGATGATAGTGCAGACGTTGGGTATTCGACAGTAGTAGCAGCTGGTGCATACGGTGCAAGTTTAGTCAAAGCAGTTCCAGATGCTGGACCTAATAACAATTCGTTTTCTGCTACTGTAGTTAAACCGGTACCACCCTTGGCAAGTAAAACTTGTGAACTCAAATTAGCGGGGTTGAGTACTGTGAGACCTGTCGTTACACCCGTACCACCTCGAGCAGTAGCAACTGTTCCAGTCGTAAGGTTAGTTGCATTTAGTACACTTAGACCTGTAGTTACACCTGTACCACCACGTGCAGTAGCAACTTGACCGGTATGACTAGCATGACCCAAATCTAAGTCTGTTATAGCTGTACCGTCACCTGATAGAGTTCCTGAATCAACCGATACTACGTTAATTGAATTACCATGGAACGAATCCGCGGTCATTTTACCCGTCGTCGTGACGTTACCGGATAAAACGTTACCCCACACATTTGCCGTGATGTATCCATCCGTTGTTGTGTTTGTAGGTACAACGGTTTCACTTTCAGAATTACTTTCTGTAAAAGCGATTGTATATTCTTTACCCATGGTTTGACCCAGAAAACCTGCAAATACATTCGCGGTTGGTCTTGTCATATGTTGCCCCATATCTTTTGCGTCTACGGTATTGTTGTGTGCGACTGCAAATATTTTATCGGTAATGTAATGATCGGTTGTATGCTGCGCTGTAATATTACCTGCAACGGTTAAGTTTCCAGAAATCGCCACGTTTGAACTAATAGATGTAATATGTGTAGATGGGTTATACTCAATTTTACTCTCCTCAAAAATACCATAATTGTTCACGTATGGTATACTCAAAGTATTTAACGAATTAGTGCCCGTACCACCCCGAGCAATAGGAACTTTTCCGGTGTTAGTACCTTGACCTAAATTTAACTCACTTATATTTGAACCGTTCCCACTAAAAGCTCCTGTAAAAGTAGATGCCGTTATATCACCGAATGGTGCATCTAATACAACTCCCGAACCGTTTAATGCAACTTGTCCACTCGTTACTTCTAGAGCTACACCCGAAGATTTATTTAATGTTATGACTTCGTCGGAAACGTTAGATACACCTGTTTGTGATGCAAGAACTTCATCTAACGTAAGTGGAACATCGGACCATTCGGGTGCCGTTTTACCCGCGTTTAATCGGAGAAACTGACCCGCGGACGCGGAAGATGTACTTAACTTTGCGAGTGATGTTGTTCCGTTGGCATATACTAAATCACCTTCAGTATATGTATCAATATTTGTACCACCACGTGTTATGGGGAGAATACCCGCAGTTATATTACCCGTATCTATACCTGTTATAGACGAACCATCACCGGAAAATGATGACGCATTTATAACTGAAGCTGATATGTTATTAGATCCTAATATTTCACCATATATACCCGACGATGCTATGTTATTAGATCCTACTATTTCGCCGTACAGTATTCCACTAACTTTACTCGCTGTTATGTTATTAGATCCTAATATTTCACCGTATATACCTGTTGTTCCAACAAGTTTATCTGCTATTATATCGTGAGTTGTTGTTATTTGATCATATACACCCAGTGTCCCAGTAATAGTTTGACCTTGAATGTCACCTAGAGCAGTAATAGTTTGACCTTCAATGTGACCTTGAGCAGTAATAGTAGTTTGACCTTGAATGTGACCTTGAGAAGTAATTTGACTTGCTGTAATTAAGTTGGAACCGCTTATGTTACCAAATATATAATCATCGACAACTATATTACTATATGCCTTGAGTGACGTTGTTGGGTTTGTAAGGTGGAGTGTATTTGATGTAATATTACTTTTATCCGTGACAGTTTGTAAAGTTACATTTGAAAGAAGACCACCATCACCACGATAATATTGTGCGTTTATATTCCCCGTCGTTTCTATAGCGAAAACAGATTGTGTTGGTACATTCATAACAGTTTGACCAACAGCTCCTAATGTAAATAAATTTTGTGGATTTGTATTTGCTATGGCGACGTGAGACGTTGCTTGTATATCCCCAGTGTGTATAATACCTGAAACTTGAATTTTATTTGTATTATTTCTATCTATAACGACAGAGTCTCCCGTAGTTGATAACCTATCAGTTCTTGTATTACCTACAATTCGTAAATCATCATTATCACCTACTGGACCTTTAATGAAAACTTTATCGGCTACAGATAAGGCGTGTGTTGGGAGTGTATTTGAAATACCTACGTTAGATGACGCAACCAAAGATGTAGTTGCATTGTTAAATTCAACTGTATTCGCTGTAACATTACCTACAGTAGTTGCATTTTCTAACGTAATACCACCTAACAAATCTGTAGCTACACCCGAATCTACGAGCTCTGCTGTTTGTGCGTGATACGCAAAAAAATTCGCACCTGCTAATTCTGCTACACGTACCGGTGTCACATAAAGTGAACCTGGTGTCGATGCAGATATGGGTGCATCTGACGCATTAAAAACAACCGTGTTTTCGGCCTGATTATCATTAGCATGTTTACCAAACCGGATTTTGGTAGACCGCTCGATGGTAGGTATATTTTTAACCATTTAATATAAGTAGGTATTTTTAATTGGCGTATATTAAACCCGCCATACCATTTTCTATTCTAAGAATATTGTAATTTACAGCATATATTGGATCATTTATAATCATACTTTGGCTGTGTATCTTTGCAGAGTCTAAGCGACTAAAATTGAGCGTTCCTGTCGGTTGGAGTGAGCTCGTCGAAAGACAAAAGCAGTATAAAAAAAAATCTGGTGAAGTTACGAATTGTGTGTGGTAATAGTTTTGAATTTCCATAAAATGTGGTTTCCCCCATTTATAATTACCTATATCGAGACCATTTATCTCGATCTTTATTTTATTACTCGCGGATGTTAAAGCACCTTCGGTACTTGTATCTGAACACGCTAGGTATTTAACTGGGTGGTTAAATGTAAGTTCTTGTGTAAGTTCCTGCGAAGGAATACTCTTTTGAACCTGTGTAATGAGTAGATCGTGATTTCTCGAAACTAAATTTCCGCGTTCTTCGTTATCGAGGTAATAATAATTTGAATAACACTCGACGTTATAATTACCTGCCTGTGAACCCCAATGAATACGCAATTCTACTTCATGGTACCGCAAAGCAACTATTGGTATAGCACATTGTGGACCTTCACAAAAAAAGAAACGTAAAGGGTAAAAGTATGAACGTGCACTTATACCCGGGTGCGTACCATTTGAACTCTTAGAAACATTCGTTGCGAATGTATCTATGGCTATTTTTTCCGTAAACGCCGCGTCTTGTGAATCGATAACCTGTCCACCGATAAGCAATTCGACCCTGTCGATTACATTTTCCCATAGTTGGATATCAAGCGATTTTGTGTTATCGTCTATAGTAAAGTATGTGTATCCTAATAAGTCACCTGATCTTGGAAATTTGATCGATGACATAGCGTTATTTTTCACAGCTCCCTGTATCGTTTGCTTTTCTATGGATTGTGAAAAATTAGAATGCCGTTTGAAAGTTGAGCTAAAGAATGAAATTTCTGGTTTTCCCATAATGTGCTCATCTTGAGCACCAATGGCAATAAGTTGAACAACACCAGAAGACATTTATAATAAGAAAAGGTTAAAATTATACGTGTATATCGCCCTGAAATAATTAGAAGGCTAAATTTCTTTTTTTACAAACAAATCTAAATATCAAACATGTTTCTGTTGTAAGCGCCGCAGCACCTGTTTCCTTCAATAACTCAACGGTTATTCTATCGAGTTTCTTTATTGGGTTAAAATATTGTTGAATAACTGGGTATTCGTTTTTAAAAACGAGTCGAGTTGTTCCATCTGTTACGAGAGAACCGAAAACGCCGTTTATTAAATTATCATCAGCTGTATTCAGATCTGTTTTCCCTCTTTGAGAAAAGAAAGTTCTTAATTCATCAATTTTAAGATGTACTAATTTGTGAGCTCCATCTGTACCGTTAATATGAGCGGCTGTTAATTGAACCTGAACTATATTTTCGAGGGGTTTTGGGAAGAATGAAGTAAATTTTTGTTTTTGAGAATCGTCAACAGAATCAACGATAATGGTATGATACTCGTGTTCAAAATCGGGTAAACTTGACTGACTAGTCACTAACGCCATTTATATATACTGGAGATTTTACTTCATCTTGTACCCCGCTTGTTGCTGAACAAGTTTTTGTCCATCACAAACTCCACCTCGACTATCGGAATAGTATGAGTTTCCGAGGCATGATGGCTTCGATTCAAGATCGAAAAGGGAACCTTCATTTTCGGTTTCGATTTCGATGGTCTGATAATTACTTGTTCTCATGGCGGCGAGAGCGCATAACATTAAGAAGACAATCACAATTGCCTTGAGAGTATTTTTGTTTGTGGCGTTAAGTTTCATTTGTTATCAACATACATTTTTTTTAAAGTGCGTTAAAGAATTTAGAATACTTTCAATATAAAGATTAAATGGACGGTGAGATCATACTTAATAGAAATCACACAAACGTGATGAAACTTGATGACAACGAACAAGCTCTTATGAACGAGATTGAAATCGAAATCCCAAGACCTCAGCCTGTGAAAAAACAAATGCCAAAAACTATGAAGACGCAATTTACACCACCACAAACACAAATTTTTCAGGAAGATATAGATTCGTTTGCTAATCCAAACAAACAAAATCCACCTTCGATTCCTCCACCGGAAGATCCAGTTGATTACGGTGAATACGAAGAAGAAGATCCGGGGTATGATTATACAGGTGGTGGGGGGGGTGGTATGCCTTATATGGAAGAGGAAAAACCGTCACCAGGCTACAAAACAATCGATGAAGAAAAAGCTGATCTTGTAAATAAACTCGGGCGACTTGAAAAGAAAGGGTTTACGGTAAATAAAAGGTTAAATGTATATTCACCAATTGACGAACTTAGAAACGAAGTAAAGAGAATTACGTATAGCATAGACGTTGATAAATCTTTAAAATTTTCGAGGCGTATGCTTATTGCATGTACAACCGGTCTTGAATTTTTAAACAAAAAGTATAACCCATTTGAAATTCAACTCGATGGTTGGTCGGAAAATGTAATGGAAAATGTAGACGATTACGATGAAGTTTTTGAAGAATTGTACGTGAAATATAGAACTAAAATGCACGTTGCCCCTGAGGTAAAGCTTATTATGATGCTCGGTGGGTCGGCTATGATGTTTCATTTAACCAATAGTATGTTTAAATCAGTCATGCCTAATATGAATGACGTGATTAAACAAAACCCAGGACTCGTCCAGAACATGATGTCTGCGGTACAGAACACAGTTCCTAAATCTCAACAAGGTGCGAGCGAACCATCCGTAGATGAAAATGGGAGACGAGAAATGCAAGGTCCAGGGTTTGATATCTCGAGTCTTATGGGTAATATCATGATGCCTCCACAACCACCAATGAACACAACAAGTATTAATAAACCAGACGATACGGAAATTGATATCGAAGACGATATTTCGGATATTGCCGAACCACCAACTTTTGATACGGGTAAAGAAGGTGGTGATGACGAGGTGAGAGAAGTCAAAGTTACTCAGACCAAATCAAAAAGAGGGGGTGGTAAAAAGAAAAAGACCGTTGAAATTAATTTGTAAACATAGTATAAATGATAGGGTATTGTCCTTTAGATGAAGACCCTATTGAGATACCTTCTCGGCGGCGAGAAGTTGCACCCCCGACCCCAGTCGAACCACAGGCGGCGGTGAGACCTAGACGTTCTAGATCTTTCCTCGGTGAAGACGATACGGAGTGTAACTTTGTCGTTATGTTTTTCATTGCGGGCGTAATTGCCTTAGCGGTTATGGACGCACTTCCTAATAAAAAGTGATCGACTAAACCATCTACCATCCTGCTTTTCCAGCATGGTAAATGTGATTTCGTTTTTTTAATTACTGTTTATGTACTTTTTGCCTGTTCAGGAATGACGTGTCCGTCATCGTCAGTCCAGTCTGTATCGTACATGTGTTTATCTTTTCTTTCACCTATAACTAACCAACTAACATTTGCGGTAGAAGATGCGTTTTGACACGATATTGTAAGCGTGTTTCCAGATACGGAACCTTTTACTGCATCCCAATCGGATTCGTTTGATGTAAAACATTGAACGTCTCTATTTAGTACTTCAAATGTACCACTCGTCATGTTAGAAACGGTATCTAAGTTTATAGATGCACTCCCATTCACTAGATCGACTTTACCCCTATATATGAGATCAGCTTTTGGACCTTCTATGAAAGAGTGGTAAAGATTGTGTGTATTACTCATAATTTCAAGTGGGTGATCTATTTTAAAGGAACCACTACCTTTTGATAACGTACCTGTACAGTTAATATTACCAACAACATCTAAAGGGTGAGCTGGAGATGATGTTCCTATACCAAGTTTACCGGTATAATCGATTTTCAAATTTGGATTAAATGTACAAGTTTTACCATAAATATCAATATTTTCCCAATTGATTTCCGCGACTCCCCCAGAAATCATATTTACAATAATTAAAATTCTATCGTATGGTTCGTCGTTAATGTAATCCGGTGTTCTAGTGAATATGGTATTATTACCATTATTAGCAAAACTAAGAGAACCTAAATCACCAGTATAATGTATAAGATTGTATTCTATACCATCGTTACTACCTAATACATATGCTATTCTAGGCTGACATGTTCTATCTGAACAGTATACATCTAATTTAGTGAGGAAAATTGGATCTGGTATCCGAAGTTCTATCCATTCACCTTTATATCCCGCAATTCTTTCCGATGTACCTATATATGATCCAGGATCTACTCCATTAGAATACGTGATATTGTCATTGTCACCCAATATCCATTTATGATTGGGGTCATCATCAAACGCTTTGTATGCATTTGTTACATCCCTTGATGCAGTCACTGTATATCCGGATACAGTGTTACTCGTTAATGCGAGTGTAGGATACGCTACTTCTGAATTTATTGTTATATCTCCCCACGTTGTAGATGATTTTGTTGCTCCAGCTTGACCAAATCTTACATCACTTGTGTTATTTATATAATCAAAGTTTAAACCTGTTATTTCTCTACCACGACCTATAAACCCTTGTGTAGACTTAATTTTTCCATCTACGTGTATAACTTCTGTTGGTGAACTAACATTTATACCTAACATACCAGCACCACCCGTGTTTCTGTGCATGACAGCGCGTATATCTTCTAGTGTTCTATCGGTCCCCGTATTTAAATCGAACGCTATTTGTCCACCTTTTAACCGTATTCTATCTGGTCCTAATGTACCACCACCGGATGCATTTGCGTTATCTCCACCTTTAAAAAGTAATAGTTCGGTTTTTTCATAAGATTCATAAACGCGATTTTCTATAACTGACATTTCATACGAATTTTCTGATTTCGAACCACCAAGGTATATACTTTTATTACCATTACTCGAATACTCACTTGTACCTATAGATATACCAACTGTTTGAAGATTTCCATCAAACGTTACGTTACCTTTAATCACCATAGACTGATTGATGATGTATACCCAAGTATTTGACGTACCTGTAGAAACCTGACCATTCGAACCAGCTATGTATGTAGTTGCACCTCCTATATATGTTATATGAGGTACAGAAAAAGAATTTGGTCGAGAAGGGTCGGGAAATGGGGCGGAGTACGTGGAAATGGGAGTAATGTCCTTAGAGAAATGGTGTTCGTCTTTTCCTATAGCTATCATTTCACTTTCACCATCAACGGATATAGATTCACCTAACCGGTGTTTACTATTACCATTAACCCAAGTTTCAATTTCAACAGTTTCATTCGGAAAACTTACCCATTGATATCCATCAAAATCGAATGTAACAACATTACCTTTACTATCATAACTTGGGGCGCCAGCAATTATACGCCTACCTGAACCACCAAAACGTGTACACCATCCAATCAACATATAACTTTGGGATACAGTTACATGTTTACCATTTTCCCCTAATTCTTTCCACTCGGCATTAGTCTGATCCCAATCAAGTGTGTATATTCTTCCCGACATGGCTCGAGGAGTCGTGTTTGATGTACCGTAATTTCCGGGAGCACCTGCTAATATACGCGTACCCGCCCTGTTTATATCCACAGATGTGCCAAGTGCATCTAACCATCTAACTTTCGACGGATTTGTATCATTTGTCAAACCTATACCAGTTGTACCTATAACAGATGTCATAGAAACGTTACTGGTCCAAGTCGTACCACCAGATAAAACAGTAACATTATCGTAAACGTGCGCATTACCGGTATATGGAAATGAGTTAGTTGGCAAACTGAGTCCTCCTTGTAATTGATGGTCGACACTCCATATACTTCTTATTGATGGTTCACCTACGATTATCTTATGTCCTACATTTGTTATACCTAGGGAATACCCAAAATGGAAATTTTTCCATGTTGCGGGTGTGTTAGTTAATAAAGTTCCCGAAGGTGAATTTAAGGTCTGTTGTAAAGTATAGTTTGATCCATCCCACTTGTATATATAAACTCTACCTTCAGATACGGGTTTATGGTTAAATTCAATATTACCACCTGTGTTTGGATCTACTGTGTTATAGAAAGGTGCACCAACAACTAATATGTTACCATCTTTTTGGGATAAAGCGACAGAGTGTCCAAACCCTCCCTGTTGTGATACCACTGAACCTCTCTGGGTCCATCCATTACCAGTACTATCCTTTGTAAATACGTAAGCATAACCATCAATATTCGATACAGATCCAAACCATGTCCCTGGAGCACCTACAGCTACCATATCTGCATTATCCGTTCCGTCAAGAGATCTACCAAAATCTTCACTAATTCCATCTAGGGTGAAAGTAAAGTTAGGTATAGTCACATGTTCATTTTGGAATCCAATGGTAGTTGTTCTTCTTGTAATTACAAGTGCAAAATATGTATACGTGGTAGAGATTGTAAGATTATCTGTAATATCATCACCAAGATTCCACCCAGATGGAATTGTAAAATTTCCTAAATTCGTCCAGTTTGTATCATCGTTACTCCCTAATATAGTCCAGTCATGTGGTACATTAGACTCACTTTGATAAGGCCAAGGGACGGTATTAAGTTTAAAACCAGTAGGCTGAATTGGAGTTGATGTTTGCAATTTTAACCATTCACCGCTTTTACCTCCTAAACTAGTCGAACCAGTATATGTACCACTGGGTAGACTTTGGCTATTGATTGTTGGATATCCTGTTTCAATTGTATAAAAGTTACCATTTAATGTATGAGTATCACCAAAAGCATATTCTGGGTTAGCTCTGCCACTTGCATTACTAACAGATGTAGTTGCAGTATATGTTATACCATCCATCATTGCCCGGGGGGTTTGAAACATCGTCGTCGGTGGGTAAGAAACGGGGGGGTACCTACGTGCTGAATTACCTAAAATAGTATCTTCGTGGTACCAAAGTTTTGACGTTTCGTTATAAACGTATACGTTACACGAATTATCCAGTGGTTGTCCTGTAAAAATTCTCTGAATTATACCCTTTTTACCTCGTGACAATTTAGATGCGGTAGGTACCCAATATTTTGAAGTGACGCCATCGAACAATTCTCTAACATATACTCCACTGTTCTTAGCCGTATTTGTTTGGTTATTCGAAGGGCTGTAATGAAAGGACATTATACTGTAGTTTACTTACATTAATTTTATACTTATATGTCCCAAATTTCAGAATTAACTTCAACTGTTGAAAGAGTTATAGTTTTACTTGCTTCGGCTGTTATACTTGCTGCTGTAACATTTGTCAAATTCGCACCATCACCTCTGAATGAAGTTGCATTTACTATACCGTTAACATCTAATGGGTACGCTGGGTTTGTAGTTCCAATACCAACATTACCACCACTCCTATAAATGTCCGATCCCGACGTTGTCCAAGGACTTGAACCACTTACGGTTGACCAAGACATTGCACCCCCACCACTCGATGTAAGTACTTGTCCACTCGTCCCTGTGGAACCATTTGTACGTAAACCACCTGATATATTCATACCACCTAATAATGACATTCCTTCATTGGGTGGTCCTTCGTTGTATAAATCGGCAGCACTGTTATAATCTGGTATAGATGCCCTTTCAAAAATATCCGTACCATCTTGTGCGATATAAATTTTAACATTACCAATAAGGTGACCATACATACCATCACCACCTAAAGTGTGACCAGATGATGCTTGATTAACTACACCCAAATAAAAAGATCCTGGGAAACGCCCATTCATATCTCTATTTGTCTCGTTAGCGGTTAAAGATTGTGATACACCGTTTATCCATAATTGTGTAGTTGCTGAACCTTGGGTGGCGCCATTTCCAGCTGTATTATCTACTTTAACACATACGTGGTACCATACATTTTGATTAAACGTATAATTTACAGTATAGTCAGATTCTACGGTTGCGTAAAGAGGGCTTGAGGTACCTAGAGAATACTGGATTTTGAATCCTGTATCTGTAATTTTATGACCGTATCCAAACGCAGTATCTCTATAAGCAGTGAATACCAATTTCCCATTCGTCCCAAATGTACTTTGTGCATAATCTTTTAACATAAACCAGTACGAGACTGTATACACACCACCTAAAGAGTTCGTAACAGTCCCTGTAATGGTATCTCGTGCTTCATGAATAAATCCCTGTGCATACGATGTACTTGTTCCAAAATATAATCCTTTATTTATATCATCGTACGTAACTGTATTGTATAATCTCATACGGTCTCCGAATGGACCGTTTGTTAAGTGACCATCATTCTCATTAAACAAAGGGTTACGCTTCTTAATATCACATATTACGTAAGGTACATTTGTAGTATTTGTATCTTGAATACAATCTTTCGTCATGGTATTAAAACAAGACGATAAACCATCCGTAATTACATTTGAAGATATTGGATCGTTTATGTAAAGTTTACCGTTTTGTATACTCTGTGTACCATCTATAACCAGTCTATGGTTTATGAGAGGTGGTGCTTGTGCATTTGCATTTGCATTTTGTTTATTATAATAATCAGATTCTGGGGTCGACCACCCTTCACCTAAATTAAAATTTTCCTTTATGATATGATCTGCATATTCGGGTACACCTATACCTATATTTCCTATACCCGTTAAAGTTAATCGAGAATAAACCGCAGAAGCTTCTTTAAGAAGTCTAGAATACGCTTCAGCTTCCCTTCCAGTTTGATCTACGTATTGAACGGTGTTATAATTTTCAAATGTTAGACCTTCTAAAATAACAGTCGGTGATTTAACACGTATTCTATCAGGACCCTTTGAATTAAGTCCTCGAACGTGTCCGGATTTAAACAACACGAGTTCGGATAAATTATCATCACCAGTATATTGTGATGTGTTTATGATTTGTGTCTTAAAAATACTGTGTTCATCTCGATTATTCTCAAAATTTATATACCCGGGAATTGTTGAATCGTTATCTATGTATGTTTTATCACCACCTACACTCAAAAAACGCGCTTTTAAATCACCACCTACCGTCGTTGTTCCTAAAATTTTTATTGTAGGTGCGAATCTTGTAAACGAAAAAATTGTTGAACCAAAATACGAGCTAGCATTAATACCTGTTGTTCGAGTCTCGTTAGCCCCTAATTGATAATCACTTTTCGAAAGTTTTGTAGAAAATAAAACAAATTCACCACTTTTTGATATAGATGTAGGTAATCCACCTACAGAGTATTGATTAAATGATTCGCTATAATTTGTAAAGTAAAGACCATTCCAATCTAATATACAAAAACTCGTGGTTTCGTGATTTGTCGTATCCCATTGGGAAAGAGTCCAAAAATACCCCTTTTCTATATGCGTGTTCCCCGTAACTATACGCGTTCCGTCGTGTTGCATAAATAAATAACTACCAAACGCATCTTTTTCACCTGTAATTGCTTTACCTGTTAACCAGTTATAAGATGTATTATTTATCCACTCGGCTGCAAAAAAACACCTTCTATTAGGTGCAGAAACTGCTATAAAAGTACCGTCTTTGTTTATAGCTACACTATACCCAAAAGCTGGATTAAGAAGTGTTTTAGTACCACCAGATTCAAGGGAAGTATTAGTAACACTTTTTATAGTTGTATTTGTCTCTTGAGTATATTCTACGTAGGCAGGACAATCCGTATAATCGAATGGAAGTGTTCTTTGTGTCCACGTACTCGCGTTTGAAGGATCTTTTGCGTATACGTGTGCTATACCATTACCATACCCACTAGTGGTATTCGGTGGGTAATAATTACCTGGTCCACCGGCTATAACAACTTGACCATCCCCAGAAAGTTTACACGAAAAACCAAAGTTGTCTGTGTGTGTTATAGTTTTTAAAAGTGTAGCCGAAGACCCATTTGTCCAAGACCATAACTCGATTTTGTGATCACCGGGTCTACCAACAACAAATAACGAATCATCGTCGCACGCCACGTCTACATCTGAACCGTAATGTATGGTACCAGAATCAGAAGTTCCTAGGTAACTATTACTATTCCACCCGGATGAACGTTGAGTCCATAATGTTCTAGCTTTATTTTGTGCATCAAATACATAAGCCCTATTATCTCCCGGTGCACCAACTATAATAGTATCCCCTGTTGAATCCATAGCAATTTTAAATCCAAATAAACTACCTGAGTTTCCGGGATTTGAAATAGAAGTTGCGTATTTAGTTGAGAATATATTACTTGTATAAACTACAACATTATCCTCTGAACCTATAGCAAAAACTGTACCCTTATTATTCTGACACGAAGATCTACCAAATTTACTTTTACCAATAGCGTTTGCATCTGTTAAATTATCATAATGTTCTGGATTAAGTTGTTTAACTAATTCCTGTGTAGACATTTTACTAATATAAGAAACTAATTAAAAAATGAAAATTAATCTGGGTCCCCGTTTGCGGATACTTTAAGACTTGACTGCTGACCAAAATTTATAATCGTTTGACTTGTTTCGCTTGTAATATTAATACCAGTTATATTACCTCCGTTTCCTCTAAAACCACCTTCTGATGTAGTGCGTATATCACCGTTAACATCCAACTTATACTGAGGTGTACTAGTATTTATACCAACATTACCAGTATTGTAATATATAAACGTACTACCACTTGGCTGTGTCCAGTAACCTGACCCTCCAACACCACCGCTATCTGTACCCCATACTGGAACACCGTTTGCATCCGCTTTAATAACTTGTCCAACTGTACCTAAAGCTGTACTTACTAATTTACCGGAAGTTGAATCGTAATATATAACACCTTTATTTGTAAAAGTAGAATCTACAAATCCACCCGTACCCGCGGTAAATTTGGTCGCTTTAAGTTCAGCTGTACTCGGGTTAATCGTTAAGTTTGTATTTGTTTTAACATTATTACCAATTATAAAAGCAATTTTTTGATCTGTACTTGTTGTTGTGTCACTCGCGTTTGCTATTGAACCTGCTTTACCACTTGTATCTACGGTACCGGCTATGTCTACCCCGGGTAATTGAATATTTGCCGATCCATCAAACGAAACACCTCCAATGTTTACTGTAGCTGCTAATTTAGTCGCAGTCGCAGCATTACCACTTGTATTTACGGTACCAGCTATGTCTACACCGGGCAATTGAATAGCTCCCGATCCATCAAACGAAACACCTCCAATGTTTACTGCAGATTCTAATTTAGTCGCAGTCGCAGCATTCCCACTTGTATCTACGGTACCTGTTGTATTTACCCCGGGCAAGTCTATAGCTGCTGATCCATCAAAAGAAACACCCCCAATGTTTACTGCAGATTCTAATTTAGTCGCAGTCGCAGCATTCCCACTTGTATCTACGGTACCTGTTGTATTTACCCCGGGTAAGTCTATAGCTGCTGATCCATCAAAAGAAACACCTCCAATATTTATTGGTGTTGTTAATTTAGCCGCCGATCCGGACCACGTGGTAGATGTTAACGAACCCGTAGTACCACCAGTAGTTCCTACAATTACTTCTTGGACCCTAATATCACCTGAAGCGTCTCTTGCAACCAATTTACCTCCTGTATTTGACTCGGTAGCATCTGCTGAAATTGTTGTATTACCCGCACCGGTGTGACCACCGGTTGGGGGATCACCAGTTGCATTTGCACCCGTTAAACCAAACCCTGTAAAGAGCTGACCAGGTGTCGCGGAACCTACACTGGATACATCGCCCCATGTGGGAAAACTACCATTACCTGTTGATTTTAAAAAGTATCCAGATGAACCAGCTGAAAGTTTATGTAAAGTGGGTGTTCCAGTATTGTTTGGGTCGTTAGCCACGAGTATTTCACCGACGTTATAAGATGTATGACCCGTTCCGCCTTTATCGGATTCAACGGTCCCCGTTCGTATCTCATTACCTTCAATCGTTACTTTACCTGCACTCGAACGTGCTATTGTGGTATCTGATGCGTTTCCTAGTTCTATAGCTGTAAACTGGGGTGTTGAACCTGGACCAATCCCAAGAGCTGTTGCAGCCGCTGAAGCGGTTGTAGCACCCGTCCCCCCTTTTGAAATAGCAACTGGTCCAGAAAGGTTACTTGGGTCTAGTACACTTAGACCTGTAGTTACACCCGTCCCCCCTTTTAAAATAGAAACTGGTCCAGAAAGGTTACCTGGGTCTAGTACACTTAGACCTGTAGTTACACCTGTACCTCCGCGTGCAGTATCAACTGTTCCACTCGTAAGGTTCGTTGCGTTTAGTACACTTAGACCCGTTGTTACACCCGTTCCTCCACGTGCAGTATCAACTGTTCCACTCGTAAGATTCGTTGCATTTAGTACACTTAGACCTGTAGTTACACCCGTTCCCCCACGCGCAGTAGCAACTGCTCCACTCGTAAGATTCGTTGCGTTTAGTACACTTAGACCTGTAGTTACACCCGTCCCACCTTTTGAAATATCAACTGGTCCAGAAAGGTTACTCGGGTTTAGTACACTTAGACCCGTTGTTACACCCGTTCCTCCACGTGCAGTATCAACTGTTCCACTCGTAAGATTCGTTGCATTTAGTACACTTAGACCTGTAGTTACACCCGTTCCTCCCAGTGCGGTAGCAACTGTTCCACTCGTAAGATTCGTTGCGTTCAGTACACTTAGACCTGTTGTTACACCTGTACCTCCTCGTGCAGTAGCAACTGTTCCACTCGTAATATTACCAGCGTTTAGTACACTTAGACCTGTAGTTACACCTGTCCCACCATCAGAAGCGTTTAATACACCTGTTATTGACGAATCGTCTAGTTTAAGTGCAAGTTTACCACTTTCTATAGCTAATCCTCCGTTTGTTTTTGTATCCACGGATAATGAATGATCTATGGTTTCACCGGTTGTTGCACCTGTACTTGCAATACCGTTACCCCCCGTAATCGTGGCAACGTAATTTCCGGACGTTTCTGTTCCTAAAGCGACGTCATCCGTTCTAACGATTTTACCTTCTATGGCTATGACACCCGCACTCGATCTCGTGATCGTTGTATCTGATGCGTGACCTATATTAACTCCCATGAACTGGGGAGAATCACTCGTTCCTAGTCCTAAATTATCTGCAGCTGTAGATGCAGATGTAGCACCTGTCCCACCTCTCACCAACGCAACTGTTCCGGATGTAATATTACTACCATCTAGAGCAGTGAGACCTGTAGTTACACCCGTGCCTCCTCGAGCTACTTGTAGTATTCCGGAACTTGCATTTGTGACATTTAAACCTGTTAAACTTGAACCACTCCCTATAAAAGAAGGTGCGGTGATATTTCCCGATGCGTTTATAGCACCGGATGTTGTTAAAGATGTTCCTGTATTTGTAATAATGATCTCGTTTGTTGTTTGGTTATCTTGATTTGTAACTTGTTGTAGATTTCCGACTACTCCGTCGGAACCTGATATACCTGTTAAAGCACTTCCGTCGCCTCTAAATTTGGCACCAGATATGAGATTTATATCTATGGTAGCTACGTTACTATTTTCCAGGGCTTCCTGGAGTGTGGATGCAGTTCCGCCTCCACCTCCGCCCCTGTACTTTTGTACATTTCGACCTGTTTCACAACAACCGGGCATTCTTACAAATAAGAATGATTATAATTTAGATGTTAATGAAACACTCACCTTTTTTAAATGGTGTTTCATCTTCATTTTTTTGTGAATTTAAAATTGGTATATGAAATCCACCTTGTTTATACACTTTTAAACGTTTTTTATACATGGCATGACATATCGACCATTGGTCGAATATATCATAAATGTGTGGATTATTCTTCTTACCTTTCGTTTCGCGCATGATTCTTCCTATAGATTGAACGATATCCGATTTGGGTGTCGCCAAAATAACTGTATCGAGGGTAGGTATGTCAAGACCTTCATGTGCTTGACTAAACGTTGCAAATATGATTTGTTTTTTACTCGATTCTGTTAAGTCGGCTTCTTTCATACCACCCATGTATAAACCCGACGTTTTCTTAAAACTTTGGTGCATGACTTCACAATGATGACGACGATCACTTAAAACGAGAACTTGACGTGTTGTTTTTACTATATCTTTTACGAGTTTTAGAATAACTATATTTCTCCCTCGATCTTCGGTAAGCTCTGTAATCATGGTCGCGAGTGACAATTTACCAAAACGCGTACACGGTGGTGGGTCTTGAAATCTATCACACTTATATTCTATCGGAAAAACCTCGACTTGTTCCTGATTTTTACGTTCGGCTTCAAAAAATGTTGGTCCCATAAACCAGTGTAAAACTTTCGTCAGACCATCTTTTCGGGTCGGTGTCGCCGATAACCCAAAAATGTGTTTCGGGCACATTTTGAATAGAGATTGTGAAAAGACTTTTGCACATATATGATGAGCTTCGTCAACAATGAGTGTACCTATCGAATCAAAATCACTAAATGAATACTCTTTGAGTGATAAAGATTGGAGCATTGCAATTACAAAATCACACTCCGTTTCTTTTTTATCCTGTTGTACTATTCCTATAGAAGCACCTGGACAAAACTGTTGAATACGTTCGCGCCATTGATTTGCTAAGAATTCTTTATGGACAACAATCATGGTCCGGTATCCTAATTTACACGCTATAGCCAAGGATACTGTCGTCTTCCCAAAGCCACAAGGAAGTGAAAGTACGCCGTGTCCGGCTTTGAGCGCTGCACCCAAAGCATCGTTTTGATGTGTTTCGTCACGTAATTTTCCATTAAACTTACATGATATTTTAACTGGTTCGGGACGACGATCTTCTTTCGGGGGTCCAAATTTATCTTCTCCATAAAACCGAGGAACACATATACCCGATTTTGTTTTTCTGAATACTTTAAAAGGTGGTGGTGGGAATCCAAATTCTGTGTTTACTACGGCACGAACCGTAAGTTCTTTTTTTACATCATTCGAATCATCTGTTATATACCCTGAACGTGTGAGACTCATTTAAATAGTATTAGTTTAAAAACTTTATATACTTCAATACCCATGAATAGCCACTGTGTTCGTGAGTGTTCCAAACACCATTAAATTGTATTTCGATTAAAACACGGTCACCTCTTTCCATTGATTGAACAGGTTTATCGCCCTCCACATTACACATGACTCTACGGTATCTAAAGGGTACTTTTAGTTTCAGAACGTTTCCTTCAAGTGGGTTATCAACCTTATTTTTGTAGAGTATGACGTTTGATTTCCGTTCGTGCGATTTTTCGACGTATTCTCTAAATTTATCGGGTACGGTAACTCTGATATACTTTTTATCATTATACTCGTACATAGGTTCGTAGACATTTGCTTGTATAGTTAACATTTATAAGTATAATAGTTTAAAAACTATAAGTATTTTTTTTGTATGTAGTTATTAAGATGGCGCTATGTGCGTTAAATATAACTCCTAAATTAAATTTACCATCTAAACATAAATCTAAAACATGGAAGTTTGCAGGTGAATTTTTAATACGAAAACAGTTTCAAAAAGACCAGGTAAAATTTGGTTCATGGACTCGTGATCAACTCGTCGAACTTGGACCTACTTTTATAAAATTGGGTCAAATTGCATCTTCACGAGTTGATTTGTATCCATTAGAATTTACCAGGGAATTGGAATCTTTACAGGATAACGTACCTCCGATAGAAGAGAAAAAAATTATAGACATGATAGAAACGCACGTAAATTCTGGTACATTTTCATATTTTGAAAACGAACCTTTTAAATCTGCAAGTATAGGACAAGTTCACAAAGCAACTTTACAAACGGGTGAGAATGTTGTTGTTAAACTTAGACGTCCTCAAATATACGAAACAATGAAAAGTGATACGGATAATATTAAAGATATAGTTAATTTACTCGAGAAAATTGGTATAGATACAGGTACAAATACAGGATATGTTCTAGATGAATCTATAGATTACTTATTAGCTGAAACTGATTACGAAAAAGAAACTTTGAATGCTAAAAAATTTAGAAAATCTTTAAAAAATGTGAAATGGATGAAGATACCTAAAGTTTATATGGAACTCTGTACACCCGATATGATTGTTATGGAATATATAGCTTCCGAAAAACTTAACGATATAACAGATCCAAATGTTAATCGTAAGAAAGTTTGTGAAGCTCTTATAAACTCTTACGTAATCCAGACGATGGATAAGGGTTTTTTTCACGCTGATCCACACCCCGGTAATTTGGGGTTTTCAAGTGACGGAAAACTTGTTTTCTATGATTTTGGTCTCGTTATTGATATTTCCGATGAAATGCGTCAGGGGTTTAATGAACTATTTATACACATAATAAATAAGGATACAAAGGGTATAGTTAATGTACTTATTCGTTTAGAAGTTATTTTACCTACAACATCAGATACCAGTGACATAGAACTCTTTTTTAAAACGACACTTAACTATTTAGAAACGCTCGATGGTAAAAATCTTAAGAATGAAATATTACAAGATGACAATCTTTTAAAATTAGCACAAGAAAAACCTTTTATAATACCAACTGCATTTGTATATCTGGCTAAAACTTTCTCAACGATAGAAGGAACGTGTATAAAACTTGACCGCGATTTTACATATATCGAATATCTTGAACCTATATTAAGAGAACAGGTTTCTGATGCTATAGATATAGGAAGTATGTTTTCAACCGCTACTGAGATGCCTAGTCGTATAAAGAATATAAGTACAGCCCTTTTGGGTATGGAAAAATCGCGCGCTTCCATGAAAAGATCTATGGAAAAATCACGAAAAGAAATGAGGTACGTGCAATACAGTGTTTTATTAGCTGTATTTGCAGGTAACTTGTTGGAAAATTATAAAGAACTTTCTGCATTTTTAACTTTAATAAGTCTTGATTTAGCAGTTAGGGCTTTTCGTAAAAATCGATAGCTGTTGTTTCCGGTGATGCTTTTTCAGATGCTTTTTTATCGTTGAAAAATTCCTTATGTTTTTCAAATAAACTTTTTGTTTTTTCGACTTCATCTTTAGCGATATCTTTTAATTTATCTTTTATAGAATCAACTTCACCGTCTCTTTGTTTACGAAGTTTTTTACCAAACTTCTTAAATTTTTTTTGCGTTGAAGCAAACGTTGTGGTTACTGTGGAAAGTGAAAACATTATATTACTTATTATTCGGTAACATTTTTATTTTTCTTGTTATAGTATAAGTATGTTAACGGATAGTGATATTCGTAAAAAGATTACACAGGTACGTAAAACTCGGGGTCAAATATACGCACCTCTTAAATATTTCAGGGGACTTTCTTCCCTGAAAGAAGTTGAAACGCGGTATAAAAAGATGTTAAAAAAAGATTACAGACCATTTAAAACCGATAAGAAAGTGGTTACGAAAACGTCTAGCTACACAGCAAAGTTTCGTAAAAAATACCCCGGTATAACAAAACTCAAAGATATATCTAAAGTGACGGGTATACCTTTACGAACTCTTAAAACAGTCTACGACCGTGGATTAGCCGCTTGGCGAACGGGACACCGACCAGGTGCGAGTCCACAAGCGTGGGCGTATGCGCGCGTACACAGTTTTGTTGTTAAGGGAAAGACGTATTATACAGCCGATAAGAATTTACGTTAAAAAATTCTCACGTTATACAAATGGTTGTTAAATCTCAATTAACACAAAATATTAAAAATAACAAAAATAGATACGAGACTCGTCAGATGCATATAAAAAATATAAAAGAAAAATTAAGAAAATTCGGAAAACCTGGTCAAAATATGATTAATCACTTTGGAAAAAGAGTTTCCGAGTTTACTAATACTAATATAAAAGAATTACATAATAAAAATACGGTAACTGGGATGGTTAATGTTATTAAAAGGGTATTAAAAATCGAAAATGTAAAAAATAAATCAAATAATAATAGTAATAGCGGTAGTACTAGTTCTAAGTCTAGTCCTATAAATATACCTACAAGAAGTCGTTAGATATAAAGATATAATACTATTATATATAATGGAAATTACTGTTGAACGATTTAATAACGGTAAGTATAACTTAAATACGATATCAAATGATCAGTATATAGGTAACACATTAAAACAGGGGTACGAGTGGGATGGTTGGATGCGATACGATGTGGAAAAATATTATAAACCTGGTACGGATATTATTGATATAGGTGCTAATATAGGGTATAATACACTCATGTTTTCCGATTACGGACCAGTTGTTTCATTCGAACCAGTTTTCTTTGAGATTGCTAATTTAAACTTAAAATCAAACGATTTAAAAAACAAAGTATCCATGAACCCGTGTGCATTATCAGATACGATCGGTGAAAAGATTGAAATGTATATTCCTAAACCCGTTGAAAACGATATGATAAACTATGGTGGTACCACAATGTTTCCGAACGAACATCACGATATGAATAGTACGATTACCGCAATTACGGATACTCTTGATAACGTGTATAAAGGTACTCCTTCTTTAATCAAAATGGATGTTGAAGGTGCAGAGATGAATGTTTTACGTGGTTCTATTAGTATACTAAAAAAACATAAACCGGTATTATTAATTGAAATAGGTGATTATGAAAAGAGTAAAATACCCGATTTTCTGAGAGACGAGGTTGGGTATGTGTGCACACCCGAATCTCGACCGGAATGTATGTATTTATTTGTTTAAATCGTGTACTAAATCGTCTATATTTTTATAGTACCGCTTTAGATCTTTCATAAACCTTTTACTTTTTTCAAGATCTTCATCTTTCTTTCTATTTTTATAAATATAAGCTAAATTTGATTTTGAGTATCGGGTTCGTTTTTGGTTCTCGTTAGGTTTTCTTGGAACGAGTTTTTTATCCTTTTTCGAAACGCTTTGCATGGGTTCAATGCGTTTCGTAAAACTAATAGCTTGCATGACCGTATCGGCAAGATCGTCTTTTTTCTTGGATTCGTTGAATATTGGTATCCAATGTGCATTAACTGTATTGTTCCAAATGAATTGTTGACACCTTTCTATCGACGCTTTTTTACGTTTATTATACATAACTTTACCCGGTCCTGCAAAGTCGGGTATTTTGAAACGTGCATCGTAAATGATCGTTTCGGCTTTAGGGTTCCGAATAATAAAGTAAGCGTGTAAAAAATGTTCAACCATTTTCATTTTCCTATTTTTATCGGGTTGTTTCTCGATAAGAACCGTATCTGCTTTTAAAATCCACTTTTTTTCATCTAAATGGTTTCGTAGCGAAACGAATAAGCCGTCTTTATGTTCAGGGGGTACTCCGGAAACATCCCACTGAACAATAAGATTGGACGTTTCATCGAGCATACACATCGCAAGGTTGCGTATACCGACGTCTATACTTAAAATCATTAATATAAAGAAAATTTATATCTTTAAATACCTATATATATTTGCTCGATGCTTTATTCATGGCACCTTGTCCCGCTGGTGACATGGCAACGATAGCTACCGATAACATTACCATAACAATACCAATAACGGATGCAATTGCACTCGCCATCATTGGACCTGTTGCCGCACTAATCATTTCGGCAAAGCCACCGGCTTTACTTTTTACTTCGGCATCGAGTGTTGCAACCATACCACTGGTAACCTTATTTTCAATCAAGGCATCCGTGAGTGCTTCTTGAACCGATTTAGCTGCTAAAGAAGCCGTTAAGTTTTGTGTTCGGTCAAATGGTTTACCCATACAATCTAAATCACCGCCAATGTTTATCGTATCGCTTTGGATACTAACTTGTTCCATTATCAGTTCTGTTAAATTTTCTGTTGTAATCGTTGTATCAACAATATTCTGGATTTCCATATTCACGCTTTGTTGTAAATTCTGTTTATCCCCAATTTGCATATTACCAGCCTGTGTTGATTTTTCCATAGCTGCAGATGCACCTGCTTGCATTTCTGCGGAAATTTCATTTTTCATTGCTAATATAGTATTAGGTATCTGTTCAACATCTGCCTGCATATCCGCATCGAGTTTTTGTGACGATGTATAAGGACAATCGATCATTGACCCACCTATATTTAGGGTCATTTTTTGAATATTTGTTTGCGAACCGGAGACTTTTTGTGTATTTTTTGTAACTTGGTTGTAAATGGATTTATTTACAGCACTCAAATTAAATGTTTGCTCGATAGTTTGACTTCCGCCTCCACCCATGTTTATAGTTGCCTGAGAAAAAAATAAAATGTAATAATAATAAAGTATGATAGACGAATCGAGAACTAGTTGTCATAGTCGAAGATGTGTTTCATGTTCATATAAAAAAGAGGATCCATATGATTTACCGGACGTCTTAAAAGTTCCAGAAGGTGAAGATAAAACAAACAAGGATAAATTTTATGCTGAAAATGTTGATTGGTCCCGCGTATACGGTAAAAAATTCAAATCAGCTGGAACAAACGATTGGGGTGAACTAGTAAAAGATTACTCGAACAACGCGAGTAGTCAATCTGCAATGAAATCTACTATTGATGGTTATTTAGCAAGTAATACTGTAAACACTTTATCTTGTCAGGACAGAGATTGTCTAAACTGCAAAGCCAGTAGACCAGACATTGGTGGGAATTGTTGGCTCGGAGAAGATTATAATCAGCAGGTTTGTATAAATGATTGGGCGGGAAAAGCCCTCAATAAGTGTAACGAGGGTGATGAGTCTGGTTATACAGATGATTGGACTACTGATGAAAAATGTGGTTGTTTCGAGATGGCAAAGACACATAACGGTGCAGATATAACATCTGAACTTTTAACGGGTTTATACGCAATGGAAAATTGTAGTAATGGGTTTAAGTGGGGTGAAATGGCGGATAATTTCTGTGCGAAACCAGAAAACTTTAAAGCGAGTATTGGTAATGGTATGTGTAAGGACAGAAACCCGGATGCTCGAAAAGAGTATTGTAAACTTGAGGATAATATAGTAACAGATACTGATAATTGTTCTAAAGACAAGCTCGGTGAAGATGATTATAACGACGTGGGTATTTCGTATTGTAAACGAGACGGTGAAGATGCAAAACAAGGTGGTATGCGACAAGATTGGTGTAAATGTTACAATTTAGATACCGGTGTGTGTGAAACGAATTTAGACGCGGCTGGGTGTCGAACTGCGCGAAACAATGTAGAAAGTCAAAAAAAATTCTTTAGTGCCGAAGAATATGACATTTTGCGTCAAAATATGGTGTGTCGACCGGGAACGTGTTCGAATGGGTTTTTACCAAAAAATTATCAAGATCAGTGTAAACCAACGTATAGAATATGTGGAGAAGACGTTGATATAGGTCTTCTCTCAAATGCACAACTTTTAGTAAAGTGTCACTCTGGCGAAGAGGACCTCCCTGATTTTATGAGAACGGGTGAAAGTTTGGGTAGATCGAGGTACGAACGTAATAAAAATAGAAAACGTGAACCACCCTTTGACCAAGGGGTACTTAGTAAGACACCAATCAAATCATGGCCTAGACGATGGAGTACGGATGATGAAGATGCGAAGTATATAGTTGGTTATACTATAACTTCAATAGCTTCGTGTTTGTTATGTGCAGGTGGACTTTTTATGGTGATGGGGAAAAATAAAATGTAAGTGGATATTAGTATGTCTAATATAACAAAAGATGAACATTTAGCCAAAATGGTAACTTGTGTGGAAGGTAAAAGGATTAAAAATGATAATGAAGAAACAGATGAAAACTTCTGTCGACACACGTCTCCCGAATTAGGTGGGTACAATAAATATTTTTACCATTTGTTGGGTCAAAAGTATTGTAATAGAAGTGATCTCGGTGACAACCTCGGTATGAATGACGAATGGTGTAGTTGTTATAACATAATGGCAAATAAGTGTGATGCTAAACCAGATTTACCAGGGTGTAGTGAAACAAAAACTGTTTGGAGTGATATGAATACACACTTATCCGAAAAGGATAAGGCACAGTTCGAAGGTATGCGTCAATGTATTGGTAATTCGTGCGTTGGTTTCAAGTATAGACCGGAAAATTATAACGCGAACTGTGATAGAAACGTACTAATATGTAATTCTAGTTTTGACGTAGGTGGTAATATAATAGGGAGTAATGTATCTATAAACCAAAATTGTCAAATTAAGAGTGATCAAGTACCTGATCCTGTTATTACGAGTTCGAGTGAAATAGCTAAAGAAACGTTCGTCGAAAAGATATTCAAGTTTGAAGAAGATAAGGAAAAAAGTCTCGTTCAAAAAACATATTTTAGGTACATATCAACACTTTCGTCCATGTTATGTATGGGTATTGGTGGGTTCATGGTAGTTAGTGTTGTTTAAATAAAATATTTATACATAGAAATGGCGACGTGTGAAAATCAATGGACCTATGACAGTTCTGTAATACCTCACGTGGTTTCGGGTGAGTGTCAAACAGAATATTTTGATGCCAATGCCATGAAATATTGTGATTCGTCAGAAGGTATGCAAAACGATTGGTGTGCGTGTTATAATACAATGGTAGAAGGTCGGTGTGATACCAATCCGAATATACCAGGGTGTAATGAAACGTTAGACCTCGCAAATAAATTAAAAGATAATTTAACTAGTGAACAAAGAAAACAACTCGATGGTATGCGTCCGTGTTGGAAAAGTGTGTGTGCGGGTAATCGATACATACCAGGTATATGGGATAAAAACTGTAACAAATCGGTTGTTATATGTAATAGTGAATTTAAAGTCGGTGGTGCAATTTTAGGGAGTAACGTAAAAGTTAACCAACACTGTAACGATGAAAACACCGAAGGAAATCCATTATCAACTACTATAGGTACGACTGATTATACACCAGGTGAGGCTGACGATAAAGAAAAGGAAAGAAAGGTATCGGAAAATATCGAAAAAGTATTTAAATTTGATGAAGATAAAGATAAAAAAATATACGAAAAACGGTACATACAAATAATGTTAATTATTTTGGTAATAGTATTTGTATCTTTACTCGGACTCGGTGTAATCGTTTTATAAAAATAACATTTTTTATTACAAATAATATATAATCTATAGTAATAAACAATGGGAGGCGGTTGTAGCCGTGAAGATCACCCCGACGGTGGTTATGTTTTTAATCACAAAAGTGAAAAAGCAGCTTTTAATGCAGCTGCACACCCAATGGAACACCATGCTTCTGGTGGATCTACGATAAACGCTTCGTTTCCGTATATTAAAGGTCGAAAAATGGAAATGGATGGATCTGCTCTAAGGACGAGTACTGATTGTGATGGTTGGGGTCCTAATGAAATAGATTCGATTTTTATGCATACAGAAAATTTTACCGCCGATCGTGCCGTTCTTTATCTTACGGGTCTGGGTAAAGATGGTAAAGAAACCATGATACTTACACCTAATTTTGGTCGTGGGTGGAAAAATATAATTCCATTTAATTTCTTTAATAATTATTACATAAAAAAAGAACATTTTGCCGCGGAACCAACAGATGATCAAGTATATATAGATAAGTATATACCTACTACGACCGAACACAGTTTTTATGACTTTGATTTTGTGAGTAATAAAGGAAAAATTATAGAAAAATATTGTCCAGAGGCGATTGAAAGTAAATCTGGATGGATAAAAACGGATACTTTTAGGTTTATATACGATAGACAGGCTATAGAAAGATTACATAAAAAACCCGAATTCAAAGGTGATTGGGGAAAATTAGTAAAGAAGTATTGTAATGCTGATATAAATAGTAGAATAAATCATATAGTTGGTGTAGGGGATATGAAAAACGCTGAGGGGCAGGATGTCCCATTAACGTGTTTAGCGACAGATCAAAGTCTTGGCGATGTATATTGTAGAGGACCAAAAGAAGGTGATAATCCTGGTTCAGATATAGAAAAACCTATATGTAGAGCGTATGATGATTTTGAACTCGTTGCGAGTGCGTATTGTAAAATTGACGATAATAGAAAAAAACAATTTTGTGGGTGTGCCAATGCGGTCGACCTTGATTTTTGTACGAATAAGGGTGACCAACAATCTGAATATCCCGGGTGTGCAGAAACTGAAGACCTGTGGAAAGCAATTGAGGGTAGTTTGATGGATCGTGATAGAAGGTTCTTTAAAAATAGACGTAAGTGTCACCAAAATGTGTGTGATTCCTCGAGGTACCAACCAACCGGGTGGGAAAACGGGTGTAATGCATCATACAGTGTTTGTACAGATAATACTAAAATAAAAGGTGACTTGATAGATAGCGATTATTCGGTTACGCAAAAGTGTAGCTTTACCGAATCGGGTGAAATGTTATTCGATGGTGATATAGGTAAAAGAACACCCGAAAAAATATTTATTGACGATGCAACTAAAGAAACCAAACTTTTTGAAAAAATATTTGCGGTCGAAGGACAAAAACACGATCAGTGGTACGAAAAACGTATGTTCCATATACTATCATCTTCATCTTCTTGTATTATTGCAATACTAATGGCAATGGGCTTGATAGTTATTTAAAGAAAAAACATTCGATATGTGTATAAGAATGTGGTGTTGGTGGTGTTGTCATACATTCGAGGGTATACCTTTGAGTATGCCATATAAACACGATGAACGGCGTAATAAGTTTTATACATCGGGTACCTTCTGTTCGTGGAGTTGTATGAAAACATACGCAATAGATAAGTATGGTTGTAACCGGGGTGGTCTTATATGCGGAAATATGGTTATGATGCGTCGAAAACTTTTCAACAAGATAGGAACAATAAAAAAAGCACCACCAAGACAGAAATTGATAGAATTCGGTGGTGATATGAGTATAGAAAAGTTTAGAGAAAACAATGTGGTTGATACAGAAATACCTAAAAAAATTGAAACTGAACCTGTACGTGATATAGTTATACCCATACACGATAATACAAAGAAGATGAACGATATTAAAATAGCAACGGGTAAAAATGAAACATTACGTTTGAAAAGGGAAAAGCCACTCAAACGAAACGAAAATAATTTAGAATCAGTTTTAGGATTAGTTATTAAACCCAAATCCTAGTTTACGCCTTTGTTTATTAGTCGGAACAGATTTCGGTAAGTGTATATCTTTATAAGAATTTATCCATTTCGTACCATCATACGCAATCCATTTTATATCATATTTTTCTATAATTTTTCTACATAAAACACACGGTAGTGATATACCGTCACCATAACTGGTTTCTCGACGTATCACTAAAGTTCCGCATTTTCTGTTAAACCAATATGCAAATTGATGATTTTTGTATCCTTTTTTTAAAAATTCACGTTTTAAATTAGTTATTATACGTCTTTCTGCGCAACATATACAATCACTTTTAGTAACTTTTGATAATTTGGTAGTATAAGTTGTCACTATTGTGAATGACATTTAGTTATACGAGCGAATTATTTTTAATATCGTTACAATTATTACATACATTTCCGCAATACACAAAAGAGCAATGTACACATTCGTTTAACGTTTTAACTTTCCGTTTGACGAGTTTGTTTTGAGAATACATAATTAGATCCTTAACGGTATAAATTCCGTACATTACCATTGTTTCTAAATTTGGAAATTTCATTTGTATTTAATATACGAATAAAAACTTTATGTTATATTAATTATTTGAAACACCCAAACAATTTTTTACACCCAGCACTTGTTTTTAACATGACCGCAAAACTATCAATCATACCAGGTACCATAGCTTTTAAAAGTGTTTCGAATTCAGTATCAGTATCACCTTCATCGATTTCTTCAATAATGGAAAAGATCAAATCCATGACGAGTTCTTTCTTATTTGGTCCCGACATAGATTTAAGATTTTGAGCTTGGAGCATAAGTGTCGATACTAGAATACACACGTTCTCTTTCGTGATACGTTTACCCTTATATCTTTCGACAATTTTCCTCATTTCTTGTGCGACTTCTTTAGACTTTTTAGATTTAGAATCATAGTTTGATACAATCTTTTCCGGTGGTGTTGACATTTTATATAGATTTATAAATTAATTTCTTTAATTAATATAATGAACACAGACGATAAAATTGCGTTTGCTGCTATAGTTATTGGTTTAGCTCAGATGATAATGTTAACAAACAAGTTAATCAATACCGAAGATATTTCTTATTATAGTGTAAATTATGTTGTAGCTGGTATAATTGCCAGTGTACTTTGGATAATTTATCAATATAGAAAAGGTGCCAACTTTTCAGTCGCTTATTCAACAGCTGGTTTATTTATCGGTTTATATATTTTACAAAGGATATTAAAGGAAAAAAAAGATAATAAAAAAGAATAAAATGCAATCTATAACAAATACACGTTTACCTATTAAACTAACAAAACGTAACTCTTCGAGATTCAAAACACACGCCTCTGTAAATTGGAAATATGTCGAAGCAGTTAATGGACGTGCTGCAATGTATGGAACGATTCTTGGTGGATCTAATTGGGGACTTACGGGCTTGAATGTTATTGAACAAACACAGTATTTACCATGTGCTATACTGGGTGCTGGTTCTACTTTGATAGCCATAGGTACCATGACAAATGCCGTTGGTAAGTTATCAGAGGAGGATTTTGAAAAATTTACTTCAATTAATACAGGGCGTTTTTTCATGGCATGCTTTTCGGGACTGGTTATAGCTGCTATTGCCGGTGTCTAACATACCAATATCTGTATTTGATAAAATATATACCAAGAAATTAATCATTTTTATTTTTTCATTTAGACTAAATGTTCCTGCCTCACGCATCACGTGAGCCAAGAGCATTAGCATCAAATGTATGGATTCGCATAGTTCCATATATATTATTTAATTATTTTAAATAGCCATATTACCATCCTTCTTTTTGAAAATGAAAAGTGCGGAACCGATGGCTGCAAGAAGGTAAATAACTATACCAAATGCACCCATACCCTTAGCCGCCTGATCTTTATCACTATCTGGGCATTCTTGTGCGAGAGCTAAAGACATGGCTGAACCGATGAAACCCATGATACAATACATGGATGCTATCATTTTTTCTTGTGTAGATGCACCCAATACTTTTTGGACCAATAAAACAAATGGTATAGCTATACCTAAAGTTAATGTATGACTCAAATACATTTTAATATTTTGCCACTTTTCACTCGATTGTATCGCATCACATTTTTCGAAAACTTTTATACCGACACCTGATATAGTTGCGTATATACCCGCCAGCACGACCGTCATACCTACCAATTTCCAACTTGGTGTTTCGTTACTCATTTTTTATTGTAGACTGAGAAAATAATATTCTCTAAATTATATTTTGGTTTCCAATTATTTACCCGTTTGAACGCGTCAAATTCGTTTAGCCCTGTTTCTTTTTTACATGGTATATAAAACTTATTAGATACCTTTATAACAATTTTGTTATCAACTATACCAACTTCGTTTATATTTTTACCTTTCCATGTTATTTGTTTACCCATAATTTTCAAAGTGAGTTCTATCATTTCTCGTATTGTATGTTTCTGTCCTGTCGATACTACATAATCACCTGGTTCTTTATCTTGTAGTATTAACCACATAGCTTCTACATAATCTTCGGCATGTCCCCAATCCTTGTATGTGTCAATATTACCGACTTCGACGTGTTCAATTTCACCTATCATAACTTTTTTTAAACCATTTATTATCTTTGGTGTTACGAATTTTTCACTTTTGTAAGGAGATTCGTGACTGAATAATACACCCGAAGATATATGAAACCCGTGTACATTTCTATACATTTTTACAATCAGATCTGCAGATATTTTTGAAATACTATAAATGGTATCTGGATTATGTATAGTTTCCGAAGAAGATGCCTGAAATATTTTACATTTTTCAATTAGTTTTAATTCTTTTACGACTTCTAGAATCGTGAGTATACCAATGGAATTAACATGAAACGTTTCTACCGTGTTATTTACCTTTAGACCTGTATTTACC